GGTCCGAGTAAGACATCTCCACCATCTCGGCCCTGGCAGCGGTCATAGGCGGCTGTTCCTGACCGTTGACGCCGCTGATATCCATGTTCAGCCACCTGTGCAGCACGTGGCCCACCCCCCCCGCATCCACCCACTCGTTCACCACCCGCAGCAGGCCCGGTTTGCGCACCGTCGGCGTCTCGATCACCAGATAGCGGCGATCAACGCTGTCTATGTGGTAGGCGTCCGGGTGATTGCTTGTGAGCACGAACATGATCCGGTTGGCTATCGAATACCGCGGCTGGAATTTCTCGTTGACCACCAGCGTGTCCTCGGTGAGCATGGCCTTGAACTGATCGGCGTGCGCCCGCTTCATCTTCGAGTCCCCGTCCCGCTCCTCCACTACCACGAGCGACGTGGCCTTAGCCCAACTGCCGTTGAAGGAATCAAACAGCTGGTGCGCTGGTATAACGCAACCGTGCCTCCCGTACATCTTGGCCAGCCCGCGCCCGAGCGTGGATTTACCTATACCGGTCATGGTCCCCCACAGCAGCAGCGCCCATGGCAACTTGCACCCGGTCTGGGCCGTCAAGGCCATCCTCTTGTCCCACCAGTCAATCACCGCCGTGTCGCCACCGAACAGGTAGCAAACCAGGTCCAGCCACGGCTGGCAGTCCCCTTCGACAGGCTCCACGCCGAATCCGGTCCATAGATTGTAAGCGCCAACTATCTCTCTGCGCGGCTCGTATACCATGTGATCGTAAGTACGCCTGTCTGGATGCCGCAGCCAATGCTGTAGCGCCGGTATACGGGTGTGGCCCCTGCCGGAGTGCTGCTCCGGGAGGTGGGCGAGCAGCAGCCGCATGGCCCTCTCGTCCACCAACTTGCCGTCGGAGATGTGGACGAAGGTGGTGGGGAATCGCACCAGTCCCCATTCCGCGTTGATCGCGTCGATCACGTTGCCGCCCACCGCCGCGGGCTCGCCGGACCAAGCGCGCAGCTTGCGCAACACCGTGTCGGTATCGTCGTCGTTGAGTACCAGCCAATCGTCTAGCTTGCCGGCCGCCGGGGGCACGATGCGGAACGGCGCGCGCAACTCAACAGCCAACTGCTGCAAGCCTCCGCTGGCGAATCTGTTGTCCTGGCAATCGCCGTCGCCCAGTACCAGCAGGTGTGGCACCACCTCGCGCAGCCGGGCCAGGTCCGCATGCAAGGCACCGTCGCTGCCCCGCCAGGAATCCACTCCCCCGACGGCGCAGCACGGTATGCCGTGCATGACAGCCTTGGCCGCCTTGCGCTCGCCCTCGGTTATGACGGCCCACCCCAGCGCCCTGGCCAGCTTGTAAAACCCCTGTGGGAAATACACCTCGTTGCGGGTGTCAATTGGCTGCATGTACTTGGCCGACGCGACGTTCGGCCCCAGACGGCGAATCCTGCCGTACCGGTTCACATGGTCCAGCAGCAGCGGCAGCCCCTCCTCGGTCCAGTACGGGATCAGGTAACCCCCGGAGCGGATCGTTTGCCCCAGGAACTTGCTGCATGTCTTGGCGTCCATCACCTCCACTTTCATGATGCCGGTGGCGTAATCCCATGGTATCCCGGACTCCTCGCAGCTTTCCTTCGCTAGTTGCTCGTAATCCGTTTCCAACATTTTCGTTCTGCTCATCAATGCCTCCACGTATCGCTTACGTTACTTTCCACTTCCACCCCCGCATCCGGTAGCAGCAACCTGCCGGCCCCCATCATGGCCGCCCGCGCGTCGGCCTCCACCTCGTCCAGCAAACTTTCCGGGACGTGAAACAGCAACTCGTCGTGTATCAGGTTGGTCAGGAACTCCTCGGAAAAAGTCAGTTTGTTGGCCGCCAAGTACAGCAGATCGGCTCCAGAACCTTGAACCTGATAGTTCAGCGCGCGTGTAAACTGGTCCACTATCATCACCCGGCCGGTGAGGGTGCGCACCTTCCAGCGCCTGTGCTTTCCGTCACCCTCATCCGGCCCTTCCTCACCGTGGGTGCGGCACTCCGCCTTGGTCAACATCTGCCACAGCCTGATGTCCGCATACAAGCCGAACCATGCCGCCCGGTCTGCGATAGCTTTCCCGATATCCCAGTCCAGGCCAAACTCGGTCACGCCGTATTCGTGCAGAGTCTCGGCGGACAGCCCATACAACAGCCCGAAGTTGAGCGGCTTGGCGTTCTGCCTCTCCAGCGCCAGCAACTTCTTCAGCGACCCGTCATCGGCGCGCAGCCGCCCGAATGGGTCTGGTTCACCCACCATCTTCAGGGCGGTGGCCAAGTGTGGGTCCAGCTTATCCTGGAACAAGCGCATCATCTGACCGTCGGAATGTGCAAAGCAATGCGCCAACTCGGCGCGCAGGTAGCTCACCCATGCCTCCACGCCGGAATCGCGTTGTGGCACTTCCTGGCGCGGCGGCAACACCCCCATGGCGGCCATTGACTGTGCCTCCCTGACATATTTGACGGTAGCCGTGGTTTTCATCTTCTGCGCCAGTTGCGCCGCGATGCGCAGTTCGATGGCCGAATAGTCCAGCGACAGGATTTTCCAGCCGGCGCGGGCGCGCACGATGGCGCGGAACTCGTCGGTACGTTTGAAATTCTGGGAGTTGGGGCATGCAGAACTCATGCGCAGCGTATTGGTGTTGGTCGTGAACAGCGGATGTAGCCCCCCGGACACGTCCAGGTGGTCGACCACGGAGTCCAGTGTGCCCACGGTTTTCTTGGCCGACTCCATCGCCGACCTGAGCACCCATCCGGGACTGGTCCCGCCGCCGGCAAAAGCTACTGCCTTCTTGTCCAGCTTGTCCACGTGCACACCATCTTCGCGCAAGGCTTGCAGCACGGCGTCCCGCAGTTTGTCGGTAACACCTCCCTCAGTCAGGCTGCTCCCAAACTGACGCAGCGCCGGCCACGTCTGCACCAGCTCTATGCGTTTCTGCCCAGCCAGGGCCCGTTCCTGCTCCGCCAGCAGCCCCAGATAGGGTTCGTCGATGGGTAGGCCGCGGTGGTGCATGCGCGCCAGCAGGATAGGCAATTGCAGCAGCGCCAGAGTGTAGGGGTCGTTCTTGTGTGCCTCCAGCCGGGGCAGTAGTTGCCAGGCGCCAACCAGCGCCAGCGGGGCGGCCACGTCGCCCAGGCAGTAGTCATAGTGTTGGTGCACCAGCGGGGATACACACCAGTTTTCCGGGCGCTGATAGCGTTTGTCCAGGGTATTGCCGGAAAGGGCGTCGAGCGAGTAAGGCTTGCCGAACCCCAACGCACGGTCCGGCATCAGTATGCGCGCCCACAGCAGGGTGTCTATGGCGGCACGCGGACGGGCGTTGGAGTACCAGCTAGCCCACGAAAGATCGAATGGCAGGTTGTGCCCGACCACGACGCGCCCGTGCAGGGCGTGATGGATCAATTTCCGGCGCCCGGCTGCCCCGAGTGCATCCAAATCCCATGCGGCGCTTTTCAACTCCGCCCCCTCGAACCAGGCAGCGGCCAGTATGCGGGCGCGCTGCCGATAATCTATTACGGTTTCCGTGTGTAAGGCCAGGTACTCGGCGTATGACCATTCCCCGATACGGGTTTTGGGTCCGAAAGGTTTGCATCGCGGCGAGAAGTTGGTGAGACTAGTGGTTTCGAAGTCGATGCAGATCAACTCCGAAAATTGAGGTAAGTAGTCCAGCGAGGTCAAAAATCGCATAAGTTGTGGCCCTATTGTGTGCCGGCACAACCAATGGTATATTGACCGCGGCGGCGTCGTTTACCCAGCCTGCAAGGTAACTTGCAGGAAACAATCCGTCAATGCAGCACGGCCCCACACCGTCCACTGCTACCCCTAAAGGGCTGAAACTTTTACACGTTTCAGCCCTTTTCTTTCGCGCCGGCAAAGTAATCCAGCAACGCATTCTCCACGCTGCGCTTGGCCAGCAGCGCCGGCCACACCACGCGCTGCTCTATGCTCCCGGTCACAATCAGGCTGTGAACGAATACCGGGTTGAGGTTTGGCCGCAGCCGGCCGGCCGCCTGGATGTACTGCGCCAAATCCCACGGAAGGGTGAAAAAGCAACAGTGTTTGCTGCCCCCGAACAAGTGCATGTTCAGGCCCACCCCGGCAGATACCTGCATAGGCAGCACGGCAATCTGCCCCTGGTTCCAGGCGAACAAAACGGCCCCTTCGTCCCCGGAACCACGGCCTAGCCAATGCTTCAGGCCAAACTTCCCTACGATGCGCTCCCGTTCGTGCTCGAATTCGTAGAATACCAGCAACGGATTGCCTTGCATGCTGTCGATCAACTCGCTCAAAGCATCCAGCTTGGCGTTGTGCACCCTTTCCCAGTTACCGAACCCGTCGTACACAGCCCCGCTGGCCAGTTGCCGCATTTTGTTTGCCATGGCGCCGCCAATTTCGCCGCCGCGGACGCGCTCTCGCAAATCGTCCTCCAAGTCCCGCTCTATGCCGGCAATTTGTCGCCGCACTGCTTCAGGCAGATCAACCTGGATAGTGTGCTCGTACAACTGCGCAGGAGGCATCTGGGTACGGTGGAACAACTCCCCTACGCGCTCGTATACCTCGTCCTGGGTCCACGGGTGCATGCGCAAGTGGTGCTTGTCCCAGGCCGTCTTGTAGAAGTAGTTTTGCAGGAAGGCGGTGTAATATTTTCCCAGTGCTTTGCCCCCGTCCAGCAGATAGGCTTGCGCCCACAGGTTTTCCAGCGCCCGCGGGGCGGGGGTGGCGGTCATTGACCAGCGCCGCTTGAACCGGGGCATAGCTTGCTGCAAAACCTTGAACCGCTTGGTGCCTACCCCATTGCGCCAGATATGGGATTCGTCGAGGATCAGCGTGTCCGGCATATCGCTGGCCAGCACGTTCTCCAGCTGTTCCGGGTTGGTCAGCAGGATGTCTGCGCCGTAGTCCCCTTTTTTGCCGTGCAGGATAGACCAGGAGCGCCCCGGCGCCCACTGGTCTATCTGCTCCGGCCATGCTAATTGGGCTACCCGTTTGGGCGCCACCACCAAGGCGCGGTGGTTCCCCAGGGCGCGCAGCACGGTTGCCGTCTTGCCGGCCCCGACGTCGGCCAGCAAACCGCCGGCAGCCCGGTTGCGTAACCAATCGGCGGCGATTTCCTGACAGTGGCGCAGGATCACGGCGCCACCCTGCCCAGTGGCACGGCCACCATGAAGTGCACCAGGGGAATCCGCTCCCCCGACGCCAGCAGCACGTTCACCTCGGTCCCGCCGCCGGTTACCACCTCAACCCCACGAGGTAGCAGAGCCAGCAACTCAGGCTTCAACAGATAGGTGATGTTCATTTAATGGCCTCCAACCACACCATGACGACGCAATCACCCATGATGACCACTCAAAAGTCCATAGAAAAAGTATCCCAGCAGCCCTATGCAGGCCGCGTATAACACCAATAAAATAAGCGTGGTCCAGCCACCCGGCTCGGTATCGTTATTGCACATATTTGCCTCCTTGACATGATGTGATATAGTGGCACACAATCTAGTACCTGGCAAGCTAAAAATAATTTACTATCCAGCCACAAACTGTGTTATATTGGCACACACTTGCCATTGGAGTACGTTAAAATGCATGAAACCAAACCGAACAACACGCTCCATGTGTACACTACAGGGGTGATACGCGGAAAATTGGAATTCCTGGCGCAGCATAATCACCGCAGTTTGTCCGCAGAAATACAGGCTCTTATCGAGCAGTCGCACCGAGAAACAGTGCGTAATTTAACCAAGGGGTCATCGTTGTATTAATCATAGGAGTTAAGCATGGCTTTTAAACTGACGTTCCAAGAACCAATCATACTGAGCGACGAGTTGACTATGCAGGTGCTGGTCGATGTAGGTGTGCCGGTGCTGGTGGAATCCATCCGGGATACCGGTGCAACCTCCTCCTCGGAGCAAGGTCCGCTGCCGGAAGCGCCCAAAAAACGTGGTCCAAAACCGGGCCCCAGAAAAACCAACCCGGCGGTTGAGGGGGAAACCGCAGCGCCGGAGTGCGCCGCTACGCAGATCGCTACAGCGGTCCCGCCTGTGGAACCGTCCCCCCTGGAATTGCGTTCCGCTCTGTTCGACAGGTTTACCGCCTTGGTGGAATCGGATTACGATTCCGCCGTGGGCATCCTCACCCAGTTCGGCGTAGAACGATTCAGCGCGCTCGACACTGAGCAGCTTGTGGACTTCGCTGCCGAGTTGGGAAAATTTGCAGCAGCATCCTAAACACGCAAACACTTTAAAAGGAACCCGACCATGGACACGAACGATTCAGTGCGCTCGATACTGAGCAGCTTGTGGACTTCGCTGCTGAGTTGGGGAAATTTGCAGCATCCAACACGCAAACACTTTAAAAGGAACCAGACCATGAACACGCACGTATCTATTTTCGGCAACACCCCTCCCGCTGACATTGGCAAAATGAACGAAGCCCTCGCCGGCTTGGCGCGCGGCGTGCAATCCTCCAACACACACACGCTGCTGCGCTTGCGCAAGCAGGATGGTGAATGGGTGTGCGGGCAGAACGACGAGCACTTGCCGCGCGGTACGGAACTCATCGTCGACCCGTTTTCGTTCGAGTCCGGCTACATAGCCTGGCTCGACGGGAAGCCTGAGGGAAAGGTTACCCAGGCCCTGTACCTGGGCCCGGTGAAACTGGACCAACTCAGCCCCGTGAAGAGCAAAAAGGGGTGGGAATCCATCCTGTCCGTGGCGCTAGCCACCGTGGACGAGCCGCGCATGCAGCTTCTATACGAAACCGGGTCGGTTGCGGGCACGCGTGCCCTCGGGCAACTGGCTGGCGCGGTAGCCTGGGGCCGGGATGCCGATCCGCACAACCATTATCCGGTGGTAGGCATTTCGGCCGACAGCTATAAACACGCCGAGTTTGGTACCATATGGACCCCCGTGTTCGCCGTGATGCGCTGGCTGGATGTAGACGGCGCGCCGGTGGCGGAACGTAAGTCACTGGCGTAAATGAGCGCTGCTCAGCGCAACAAAGGGGCTCGCGGCCAATCGGCCGCGGCCCGCCTCCTGACGTCCCGCGACTGGACTGTAGACCCGATCACGTCGGGGGTACAGCGCGAGGATATCCTCGCCACCGATCCCCACGGCAGAACTTGGTGTGTGGAGGTAAAGAACTGCGCATCCATACTGCCCGAGCACCGTAGGCAAGCCGTCGAACAATCCAGACAGCGCAAATTGCCCTGGATGCTGATATCCAAGATCGCGGGGAGTTCGTCGTGGTTAATCCAGCGGCAGGGATGCCGTCCGGCTGTGTGGCATGCCGCGGAAAGCCTATTTTGAGCGATCACGCGAAATATGCACCCTCTGCGTCGTCCCGCTGGCTGCGCTGTCCGGGATCGGTGAGAATTTGCGAACAGCTCCCCCAGTCGTCTGGCTCGGACGCTTCCGCGGAGGGAACCAGGCTGCATGACCTGGCCGCCAAGTGCCTGCTATCCGGCGCCGACTCGGATATCCCCGCCGTGCAAACCTATCTCGACGAAGTACGGCGGCACAGCGGCACCCTCCACGTCGAGACACGGGTGCACGTGGCGCCCGACTGCTGGGGCAGCATCGATGCCGGAGTAGTAGGCGAGCATGAAACCGTGGTTATCGATTTGAAAACCGGAAAATCTCCCGTGTCGCCGGTGTCCAACAGCCAACTCATGTTGTATGCCCTCGGCGCGGACGCGGCTGCACCGCGAGACTACTACCAGTTGTGCATCGTGCAGCCCAACGGCTCATCCGGGTTCCCGGTGAAAATGTGGCCGATAGCCAGACCTGAGCTGCTGGCTTTCAGGGAAAAGGTACTACGGGCTATAGATCGTGCGGAAAGTCCCCGTGCGCCGATCATTCCCGGTAAGCATTGCTACTGGTGCACTGCAAAACACGGTTGCAGCGAATACATGTTGATGAGGGGGCGGGAATGAGCCGGCCAATACAATGGGATGTCCCGGGGCACGATGTAAGGTGCAGGGCGGAGGCGAAACGCCGGGCCGATGCCATAGTTGCCTGGGTGAAAAGCCACGGAGGGGTGAATTCGCAACAATTGCACGAAGTTTTCCCCACCGTGCCGGGTAAAGCGTGGGGCGGTATAATCGGCAACCTCTGCCGGGAGGGTAAATTGTTTTCGGTGAGCAGCAACGTGCGCAGTAAACACGGCATACCGATCAAGATTTATTTCACAAATCCGCCGACCGGGGCAGCCCCGGCCAAAAGTAAATCCGGGCCGACGTGTTTGCTGGCCGCAATTCCGTGGTTGAATTGATATTTATTTTTCAGCAGCTCTTGACAAGTGCTATGGCAGTACATATATTGATAGTGTAGTGTGGAAACACATTACAGAGCACTGCAAAGCACCGCATTGCAACGCAAGGCATCGCAAAGCAACGAAACGCGGGCAGCATCTTCCAACGAGGGTGTTGTCCGAGTCTCGGTGAAAATCTGGGATTCAAACGCAAGGCAACGCAGCGCAGGGCAGCGCACCGCAACGCAAAGCAACGAAACGCGGGCAGCATCTTCCAACGAGGGTGTTGTCCGAGTCTCGGTGAAAATCTGGGATTCAAATGCATAGCAACGCACGGCAGCGCAAGGCAACGCACGGCATAGCAACGAAACGCGGCCAACATCTTCCAACGAGGGTGTTGTCCGAGTCTCGGTGAAAATCTGGGATTCAAATGCATAGCAACGCACGGCACCGCACCGCAATGCACCGCAACGCAAAGCGACGAAACGCGGCCAACATCTTCCAACGAGGGTGTTGTCCGAGTTCCGGTGAAAATCTGGGATTCAAATGCATTGCAATGCATGGCAACGCACGGCACGGCAACGCAAGGCAACGCACCGCAGCGCAAAGCAACGAAACGCGGCCAACATCTTCCAACGAGGGTGTTGTCCGGGCCGAGTTGCCCGGACTGAATTGGGATATCTCAATTCTTTTATCGACAAATCAGGAGACACGGAAATGGCAATCAGGCAAGCACGCGTAGAAATCGCCGGGATTAACCCGTTATTGGTCAACAATCCACAAGTGGTTGACCCTTTCAACCGGTACAAAAAATTGCTGAAGCCTCTGCACGCCAAGGGCCAACGCAAAACCGATGACGATATTCTGGAGATCGGCAACATCGAAGTCGAATCTAAATTGTATTTCGACACGGAGCTGAAGGTATACATTCCAGCGTCTTGGCTCATGGAAGCGACATGCACTACCGCGTTTCAGGTGTCGAAGATAGGCCGCTCCAAAATGCGCGGCGGATTGTTCCCCACCGAAAGCAAAATTAAACTCGCCTACAGCGGCATGGACAAGGTTAAAACCATCGATGACGTGGTGGGCAACCCTGACATGCGCATACGCATGCTGCTGCCGCAGAAGGCGGTTCGCATTGCCAAGGATGCGCCTATTTTCCACGACTGGAGTTTCTCCACCGTGCTGGAATTTGACGACTCGGTGATCGACTTCCCAACCTTGAAGCGCGTCATACAACATGCTTCCAGGTACGGCGGTTTCGGCGATTTCCGCCCGACTTTCGGCAGAGCGACCGCGGAGGTGTCCGATGTCTAAAGAACTTCTGGCAGAACTTGAGTCCCGCAAGCTCATAAACTACGGGTCGGTTATCAGCGGCAGGCTGGTGCGCAAGATTTTGGGCCTGGAATACCCAATAATAGCCACCAAGCGCGAGTTCGACCAGCTCGCGCTGGCCGAGTTGGGGGCGGTGGATTACGTGCGCAACGTGCTGCTTGGCCGCGGCATGTACATCGCCTCGGGCAACGGCGATTACCGCATCCTGCTGCCGTCCGAGAACAAGCGCCAGGTCGAGTTGTACATGCGGTCTGCGGACCAAAAACTGCGGCGGGCGTTCAAGCTCAGCACGAACACGAACACCCCGCGCATGGTCGACACGGAGTACAAGGACGATCAGGTTGCCGCGCGTATTTTACTCAAACGCATCGGGATCAGGAGGGGTGTGCCGTGCAAGCCGACATAGTTGAACTGGTGGAAAAAATAGCCGGCCTGAGGGCCAAGCGCGACTTCATGGCCGCGCAGTACGACGACCAGATAGCCGTACTGCGCGATCAACTCTCCGGGATGATGCAGGCGGCTAGCCTTACGATGGTCCGCGGCCCGCACAACTCGGCTTCGATCCGCACTGTGAAGGATGCAAAGGTTGCAGATTGGTCTAAGCTGCTGGTGTACATCACCCAGCACGGCGCCTACGACCTGTTGCAGAAACGGCTGTCAGTTTCCAACGCAGTCGCGCGTATGAATGCCGGCGAGAAGTTGCCGGCGGTGGAGGTCGAAGAGCACAGTGAACTTGTGATAAGGGCTATCAAGGAGGAAGGAAATGATTAAAGGCGCCGTGCATCGCAAACCTGGATTGAAAATTCCCAAGTTCGACGCTTTATGCCCGACCCCTGCGGGAGTTCTCGCCCACATCAAAGAGTTCGAAAGGCTTAACGGGCTGAAGCCTTGTGAATACGTCTGGACGCAGACCGGAGAACTACCCCGGCAAGCCGCTTGAGGTTGGCGGCGCCGCTTTAGCGGCGTCCGGTTGAGCGTGTTGTTGTGCCCCGCCGTAACTACGGAGATATAATGGTAGCTGTGCTTTTTGCCCGCGAAGATAGCAACTACAAGGCGATGCCTGGCGTGGACGTATGGGACGCCGAGAGAGATGCCAGACGCTGGCAAGGTGGCGAGCCGGTAGTGGCGCACCCGCCTTGCCGGGCGTGGGGAAGGCTGCGGCATTTTGCGGCCCCACGGGCAGACGAGAAAGACCTGGCGCGGTGGGCGGTGGCGCAAGTGCGGAAATGGGGCGGCGTTTTGGAGCACCCGGCCGGCTCGACGCTATGGCAAGACCAGCAACTACCGGCGCCAGGGGAGCGCGACGAATTTGGAGGGTGGACTTTGCCAATAGTGCAAATGTGGTGGGGCCACCGAGCAGAGAAAAAGACTTGGCTGTACATTTGCGGCGCTGAACCGCAAGACCTGCCACGAATGCCGCTGCGCCTGGGTGAGGCGAGCCATGTAGTGCAGAGCCGGAAACGGCACGACCACAGGCCGCACATAACAAAGGCGGAACGCGAACACACGCCCCCGGAGCTGGCGAGCTGGCTTGTAGAGCTGGCAGCACGCTGCAAGGGGCACAACGCTCTAGGTGACCGGCTTCGCGCCACCACTGACCTACAAGAAGGAGAAGAAGCATGAGTACCTCAGCGCAAAAACGCCTCGGCGCGGCGAAGCGCGAAGCAGACGGATGCTACGACGACGAGCTACTGGCCGAGTGCATGAGCGTGCTGGAGTATGCCACATACCATGATGGCCGCTATGGTCAGGAGGATAACTACGACAAGTTCCAGGGGCCAGCACAGAAATTAGTAATGCGGCTAGAAAAACGATTAGGGCGAAAAGCATACGATGGCTTGTGGCTAACGTGGATGTAAGCCGCGACAACGCATAAGCGAGGCAAAAATGAAAACCATATACCTAAAAATTAACTCCAGCGGCGACACGCAACCGCACCAGTGCGCAACTGGGGCGGATTATGCAATCAGCCAATGCCCGGATGATGTGAGCGCGGGTAGTGTAGCGATTGTGGCAAACCGTACAGTAATAGCCGCGCCCTACAACGATAAGCCGCTGCCAATTAACTATGATGAGCTGGATCATCAACGCCAGGGAAAATGGATCAATGTGTATTGGGAGCAAAAGCACGGGCGCGACAGGATGGCGGCGCAGTGAGCAAACTGCAACCTAACGTTTGAATTCAGGGGCGGGCGGCTTTTCGCCCGTCCTCTGGAATGATTTGTTATGCCGGTTTTGAGGTAAATATGAGCATAGAACTGCTGAACATTGACTGCATGGAATACATGGCAACCTTGCCGGACAAGGCGTTTGATTTGGCTGTGTGCGACCCTCCATACGGCATTGGCATTAGCTCAAAGCCTGTGCGCCAGCAGCACACCAAAAAAGATTGGGATGCGGCAATACCGGGGGGTGATTACTTCGCTGAATTGAAGCGCGTGAGCCAGAACCAGATTGTTTGGGGCGGCAACTATTTCCTTGACTTCCTTGGCGCGACACAAGGGTTTTTGATTTGGGACAAGGTGCAGCCGCATGATTTTAGTTTGGCGATGTGTGAAATGGCTTGGAGCAGCATACAACGCCCTGCGAAGATATGGAGGCGGTCGGTATTCGCTGAACAAGGCAAGATTCACCCAACCCAAAAGCCCGTAAAGCTCTACGAATGGCTTTTAACGAACTATGCCAAGCCGGGGCAGCGGATACTAGACACGCACCTCGGTAGTGGCAGCAGCGCGATTGCGGCACACTATTTCGGGGTTGACTTTGTGGGCTGTGAACTTGATACGGACTATTACAACGCAGCAAAGAAACGCTTTGAACAGACTACCGCGCAACTGGCGATGTTTGGGGCATAACGTGCAGATTTCGGTTTTGTTCATTTCACGTGCAGCGCATCCGATATCAAGGTGATCACGCCCAGCCACAGTGCGGAAGCGAACGCGACCGCAATAGCCGCCGCTATTGCCAGGGCCGCCGCCCACCCAGCCCTGGCCGCCGCTCTGCGGTATTTACGCACCCACCTAATATCTTCCAGCAGTTCGCGCACCTCTTCGTTGCCAACGCCCGTTTCCAGGCTCAAGGCTTCCAGGAACGCTTCCACTTGGACTTTGGCTAGCCGTTTATCAAGTGTCATTTTCAAGCAATCCTTGCTGCATGTTCAACAGCGATTCGTACGGCCCGGTGATGCCTCTTGCCTGGCGCCCCAGCTTTTCAACGAAGTGCCCCGCTTCCCCATCCTCGAACTGTGCGCGCGTAAAGCGCGGCAATGCCTGGAAACGGCGGTACAGCACGTTCAGCTCGGCTATGGCATCGTTGATCAGTTTGCCGGTGAAGCGGCGATTTACCAGCTTCTGCTCAATGTCTATGGCGGCGCGCCGCCGGTCCCATTCGCTGGTGGCCGTGTCCGCTATTTTGGCGCGCAGCTCGTCGATGTCCACATCCTCCCGGCGCCGGCCGAACTGTGCCTCGCGCAGTGCGCGCATGCGGTTGCTCATTCGCAGGCCGATGGCACGGTACGCGCGCTCCGGGGTGAGCTGGGCGTCAACGACAAAGTGATTTGTCTGGTACGCCGAGTTCTCGAAAGGGATGTCAAAAAATGCATCCTCCAGTTCGTCAAGGATGGTTTCTGCGTTGTCGATGGTGATCACGTCGTTGCTCAAAGTATTCCTCCTGATTGCATACCTGCCAGGTAATACCGCGCGATACTCAAGGCGGCGGCCGGGTTGATGGCCGCCTCGCTGCTGAACAGTATTCCGTCGATTTCTGCGGTTAGAGAGCCTGTATAGCCCCCACCGAAGTAGCCGCGTTCCAAGGAATTAACCGCGGCCAGGCTATTACGGGCGAGCGATAGTGTTGCGGTCGGGTTGATGGCGGCCTCGCTGCTGAACAGTATTCCGTCGATTTCCGATGAAAAAGTAGTCCCTCCACAGAAATATCCCCTCGCAGTGGAGTTAGCCCCGGCCAAATAATACCGCGCAGTAACCAGCGCTGCGGCTGGGTTTATTGCTGTTTCATCCGAAAATTGCAGGCCATCTATCTGGTTGGACGATGTTCCGGTGTACCCGCCACCAAAATACCCGCGCGAAGTCGAGTTAACCGCGGCCAGGGCGCCCCTTGCAGTCGCAAGGACGGCGGACGGATTTATGGCAGATTCGTCCGAAAATTGCAGGCCATCAATCTCGCTGCTGAAGCTACCGGTGTCCCCACCGCCGAAGTAGCCGCGTGAAGCCGAGTTAACCGCGGCTAAATTTACCCGTGCCGCGGATAGTGTCGCGGATGGGTTGATAGCCGTTTCCCCCGCGAACTCTATTCCGTCAATTTCCGCCGATACAGCCCCAGAAAATCCTCCACCGAAATACCCGCGCGAAGTCGAGTTAACCGCGGCCAGGGCGTACCTCGCCAGCGATAGTGCGGCAGACGGGTTTATGGCTGCTTCGTCGGAGAACCGGATGCCGTCTATTTCGTTTACGCCGCCGCTGACGCTTCCGCCGCCAAAATACCCCGCCGCGGCATCCGATATCGTAGTCCACCCGCCTAAGCCGGCTGCGGCCACGGGTGAGGATGCCAGCGCTGCCCCCTGCCAGGCGCCCACCGAAGTCTGGGCTGCTTGAATTTGGGACGCACCCACGGGGTTTGGTGTAGGCACAAAGGCGGACTGCACTGGTATTGATGCTGCGGCTCCTGTGAAGGCCACGCCTAGCAGTGTTAGGGACGAGTTGCACGCCCCTACAAGCCTGCCCTTATCAGTTTCGTACACCGGCCCGTAATTCCCCGCCGTGACTATCACAGCTGCCCCTGTAGCCACGGATTCCCCGCGCATGGTGCAGGTTCCCGCCGCCGCTGCCACTATCGAACCTTTCGATAGTGGGCTGGCGATGGTCGCTATGGCGGCCGTGGCGGTGACGGACACGTTGCCGCTGGCGCGAGCATACCCGGCGGCCTGGAACGAGCATACAAGGCTCACCGTGAATGCCCCAGACAGGCGCCCGGTACCCAGCACCATATCCAGGCCCCGGCGGTCGGTTTCGTACCGCGCGGTGTCGTGTTCTCCCAACCGGTCGGTGGGCGTGGACGGGGTGGCCGTACCGCTCAACCGGTCAGTGCCAGAACTGGGCGTGTAGGTGTGGGAAATTCGATCAGTGGTAGGCACGGCGGGTTTCCATGAACTGAATTAGCTCTGGTATCAGCATTTCGATCTCGGCATCCTCATCTGCGTACTTGTTGTGCTGCACGCGCACGCCGTCGCGCGTTACGGCGGGAGCTGCCTTGGCCGTGGTGGACGAGAACACAGCCGCCGCGGTGGCATTGAACAGCATAGCCCCGGTCGCGCTGGAAGAGGCTCCAAACGTCAGGGCTGAAGCTGCGGTCAAGGTGGCATCCGACCGGTTGACAGACGCCGCGGCTGCGGCAAACAGTGAACTGCTGGCGAACGCTAACGCGCCCTGATTGACCTGTCCGGCCGCAGCCCCGGTGAAGGTTACCGCTGCGACTGCGGGGGATACCAAGGCAGCGGAACACAACCCGGTTCCGATGGCGGAAAGAGTTGCAACTGCTGTTTCGGATAGCCCGGCCGCTGCCAACGCCGCCCCGGATACCGTTAACGATGCCGCGGCGGTAGCCAGGATATCGTGCACTTCCCCGGTCACTGCCCCGGTAGCCACAAGGTTTCCGGCCGCTGCCCCGGACACGGCCGCTCCGAATACCGCTGTTCCGGCGGCAATCAGTGCGGACGCGCCGGCCAGGTTGACCGGAGAACCTACCACAACCACCCCGGCACCGGTAAGTGCGGCGGCCGTGGAAACGCTGGCGGAGGCCCCGGCAGTAGCCGATCCGGTTACTGTTACGGATGCAGCCCCGGCCTGTGAGAACGCCCCGTCGGTGGTGGTCGCTCCGGCATCGTCCGCGCTAAAATTGTCGAAGTGCAAGCCAGATGCGTTGTCTGTCGAGCCGGTTACGGCATATAGCCATAGGCCGGATTGCCCGGCTGCTGTGATGCTGGAGTCAGTGACGCTGATCGTAGCGGTTCCGCCCCCCTCTTTGTAGAGCTTGATGGCTGTGCCCACCATTTCCAACTTGACGTTGTAGCTAGTCTCGTCGGTGAGTGCTTGGCTAGAGGTAGAACCTAGTTGGGTATACGTCCCCGCGACGCATTTAAATAGTTGCCACCCGTTTGTTCCAGCCCCGGCATAGCGCGCCATGTAAAATGTGGATGCACTGGTGGAAGTGCGCCCAAGGACTCCGGCATATTGTTGTCCGCCGCTCGTCTCCTTGGCGAACAGATCGGCGTTAACACTGTAGTCCGCCGATGCCGCTGCCCCGGTGTGGTAGTAGCAATTTACTAGCCCGCTGCCATTATTTGCCCTGGCCCGGTCCACATCCGATATGGCCAGTCCCCCCGATGTAAAACTCGGGTGCTCGGTCCAGTTCGCGCTATACGTATGGAGTTCTGTTCCGCTCGTACCGGTAAATGCGTCGCTTGCGAACTGGGCCACGCTAGTTATGCCTCACTGACATCGAAGGCATCCTCCACAAAAGATGCATTTATTGTGCGCCCTATGCCGCGAACAACATCCCTGAACCCATCGGCGTTATTAACGATGCCAGTTGGTATTCCATACCGCACAAAATTCTCCAGCATGGCGGCCTTAGTTGGGCCGTGCATGGCGGAAATCTTTCCGTCAAGTGGGAAATCCGGCAGAACATCTATGTTAGGATCGCCCGCAAAACGCGCCATATTTTTGGATGCAATTAACGCGAATCCGTAAAGTTTTGTAGGGATGCCCGTGTCCGGGTCGACAGGAATCTCTCCGAAAGCAAAATCCAGATCGGGATAACGCTGGATCGCCATGCGGTACACATTACCCAACCCCGGTTCTGGATCGGATACTATTTTACTTAAGACCCATCGTTTCATGCCGTCACCTCAATCCAACGTGAACGACGAGCTGGTGGTTAGCCGCGGCGTCACGTTCTGCGAAAAATTGATGGATGGGCTGATAGTGCCCGCCGCGATTATTTTGCTACCCGTGCTGGACGACGTTACGCCTATGGATGCGTGGGTGAACGTGCCGGTGGAAGTGGACGTATTCTGTGGAAAATCCACGTTGGCTACGTTACTCACGTTTCCGCCACCAGTGGATACCACCCAGCCGCCCGTGGTGCGTGCTACCGATATGCGGGTGTACTGGGTGTAACCGCCTTCGCTGTTGCCCTGGGTCCCGGAGTCTGTCGGGTCCGCCGTGTGCAGTGCTACCCACAGGTTGGTAAGCGGGGAGCCGGCCGCATTGTCGGCTATGTTGGCGATGGCTACAGCGTTGAAGATGATTTTGCACAAGTCTGTTTCGAAAGTGTCAGAAAATCCCGCCATGATAGTGCTCCTTTAGGTTGGTTTGGCTGTGACGACGTAACTAGTCCCGTCGGGGCGACGGATATTGAAAGTATACCCCTGGGAAGGTCTCCCCACCGCCGCCACGGGTGGGGGTGCCGCCGGTACTGCTGCTACAGGTTTCTTGTTACGCGCTTCCCTCAGAGCCTCCTGAGCCACTGCGCAAGCATTTTCCGCTGTAACGGCCTTTGCTTCAGCGGATGCCCTGGCCCTGGCCTCGGCCGCCAGTTCCTGACGCAAGTTGCGCGCTTCCTCGCGCGCCGCCGATAAATCGTTGACCGCGCTATCGGAACGCTCGCGAGCAATTTGCGCCTTTCCGGCCAGGTTTGACAGGTCCGCTTGAGCGGTCCGTAGCTGCTCCGTCAATGCGCTGGTAGATGCTTTGTCGATGGCCAGCTGATCCCTGGCAACCCGCAGCTCCTCCTTTGCGGCGACAAGTTTTTCCCTGAGCGCGTCGGAGCTTTTCTCGGTCGCAGCCAGGATGGCCTCTATAGTTGACACTTCCACGGAGCGTTGCGTCGGTGAGGACACAAGCGCTGCGGATCGTGCGCGCTTCGCCGCGAATTTTTGCTCCAGCAGTCTCAAGGTATTCATTTTCCGGCCTTCCCTGTAATCAGTCCGCGGATGAAGTCGGCCTCGGATTCCGGCTCTACGTAACCCTGCTCCACGTCGGACAGATACCCCAAGGGGCGCCCAAGCGGGGCTATCGGGTACCCTGTAGCCAGTCCTATCGCGGTGAGCGTATCCTGTATTGGGCGTTTCAGCCGCACGGAATCCTCGGTAGCCAATTTGTACGCGTGAAACGGGACATTGGTAACGCTATCCAGTACCGAAATAGCCGGCGACGTGGCTATACGATCATCGTACCATTTGGAGTTGAATTTGTTTATTCCAGCCATGATGGTAGGGCCGAGTATGGGAAGCATGGCGGTCAGGTAGCGCGCCTGCCCATTGAAGAATAGTGACAGGATGTTGTCCAGGTAGCCGTCATCGTCCTTGTCGTCGAACAATTCACCACCGAGTGCGCGCACAATGGCCTCGTTCAATACGGCCGGGATCATCAGCCCGAACAGGTACACGTAGAAAGCCCTCCCGGCGCCGTGGAATCCTCCGCGCTGGGCAGCCTTGGAGAATTCCGTAGCATTCAGGTTGGCCGACATGTTGAAATAGGTGTAAAACATCGTGAACATCCGCATCATTGGCGTCGATACTTCAAAGCGCGAAATATCTTCAGGCGCGTAGGTGCCTTGTGTTTCCCGCACCGCGCTGTCACCGCGCATGATCGCCTCGTTTTCGCTAGCCCCTCCCGCTACGGCACTCTCGTAAGCCCCTAGCCAGGTCACTGTGTCCACCACGTTTTGGGTTCCGGTCTGCATGATGTAGCCGTGCTGCTGGGCGAAGTCGCGGGCCTTCTCCCACTTGCTGGGGTTCAGCAGGATATTGTCGATGGCCCCGCGAATCTCCGCCACCTGTGCAGTGGTGCGGGTGCGCATGAACATGGATTTTTCCGCGATGTCCGCAGCCGTTTCATGGGGTTTCCTGATGTATTGCCACAAGGCGCTGGCAAGTTGTCGCGGTGGCACCTGGGTAGCCGAGCTGGATATTCCGGTGAACTGCTGTAGCGCGTTGGTGACGCTGGCAGTGAGTATGTTCGTCCCCACCCGGCGCCGCATCTCGCGGAAAAAGTCGTCGGCCATGCGCCCGAATGTTGTGGTGGACGTGATTTCCGTTATTTGCCGCCCGGAGCGCTGCAACCACGGCACCAGCATGGTCTGCGATACGGCCGAGTCCAGCTTGTACAGGGTGGAGTCGAAATTGCGGTTGAGCACTATTTTCCCGACGTCTTGCACTGGCTGCGCCAGGTGGATGAAACGCAATGTGGCATTGATGTTGCTGGGGATGCGCCCCAGGTCCAATGCTAGCGGGGCCGCGTACCGCTCTATGCGGCGCTTGGTGAAGCCGCGCGGAACGGTGGGGAACATGAATCCGGCTGGCTGCTCTTCCACGGCAGCCTGTTCCTGCCGCAGGGCGGCGTCCCGCGATACGAACGGGTCAACCTGAGCCGCAATATAGCCACCGTCGTAGGTTCCCCATGGGGTATCGAATGGGCGAGCCGTTACTTCGCTGAAATAGAACCCGTACAGGTTCTTGTGCGTTTTCTGGGCGGAAGGCTTCAGCTCGTCAAACAGATTCCATACCCCCTGCACGAAATCATAATCGGCTTTGGTAAGCACCCCCTCGCTTTGCAGGCGCGTGATGGCGGTGTCCCAGCGCGACGTATCCAATTCTCCGTTTTGGGTGAACTCACCCCAACCGCGACCGCGCAGCAGTTTCTGCAAGTTGCTGTCGTTGCCGGTGTGCAGCAGCGCGCCGAGCAATTCAGCCTTACCGGCAAATTCATAGCCTATTTCCGGCGCCGCAATGGGGGTGCGCGTCAGGCTTTTCTCAATGCCCTTGGTGAGTTCCAGGAATTTTTGCATATACCGGACTCGGGCATCCCTGAACTGGTCGGCAGCGGTGGATATGGGGTTCCACATGTACGTCCGAAATGGGCCGCGGAATTCCCCGCCGTCCATAGCGTCCACCCAGTGCTCGGTGCGACGCAGGAATGCCCGAACTCCCAGCATGCCCATTTTGGTCTTGTCCCATTTCGACACGGCATTGTTGTAACCGACCAGCTTGGACGCGTCTCCGCCGATATCCGCCATGTGGGAAGTCAATTCATCCACAGCCTGGGACAACTCTATGCGTTTACCGGCTATTTCGATTTGCTTAACACTGCGCGATACCGCCCACAAACCATCTATGGCGTCCCTCATATCCGAGAACTCATCCACGGTAAGGCGGTCGTAGGGCCTGTTGTCTGATGTCACCAGGTCTACTGTGTCGGCCAGCATTTCGTAGGTGTGCGGGTCGTATTGCTTGACGTTGCGCAGGTAGTAACTAGCCATTTCGGCAGATTTTCCGATGCCGTGCGACGCAGCTATGGCGCGGGCGGCGTTGACCATATCCATGTTGCGCGACTTGGCCAGGCGGTCGTCCTTCTTGAACAGCGTCTTGGCCCAGCCCTTGGCCGCCTTGTCTATCTCGTCGCGCGCTTCGGCAGCCTCATTCATGAGGTGCAGGTTAAGCAACTGCCGCTGCTTGGCGTCGAACGCCGCGTCCACGTCGGTGCTTATCAACTCGTCGGCTTCCCTCCCAGCGCGCAGCATTGCCGCCTCGAACACCCGCGAATTGACATCCCGCACAGATTTTTCCCCGATAATGGACTTAGCCAGGGATTTCATCACGTTCTCGGGTACTGTCTTGCGCGACGCCCCGATCCGGGTAAGCATGCGCATTTCGTAGGTGTACAGCTTTATCCGCCACTCGTTAGCCATCGCACTGGCCACTTGCTCCTGCATCCCTTCGGGGGTCATCACCTCGCCAAACTCTGCATCCAGGTGGGCCTTAACCTCATCCTTCACAGCGTTTTTTAACGGCTTGGCCGACGCCAGGGCTTGCAGCAGTTCGTCGGAATTGGCGAACCCGAACATTTCCGCCACCACGCTTGGGGATATGCCATTACTGGCGCGGGTGATATCCCGGGGCAAGGCCTCGCGCAACTGCTCTGGAATCGAATTCCGGTCCAGTTTTATCGCCTCGATACCGGGCAATACCGTGCCGTCCGGCAGCGTACCGTGTTGTAGCCAATACAGCGCGCGGTACACCGGTTGGGTGGATATGTCGGCCGCCATGGATTTGGTCAGGTCCCGATAGCGATCCTTGTACGCTGCGGTGTTCTCGGCGCGCAACGCGCGCATGACGCGGCCGCGCAGTTTATCCTCGGCGGCGCCGATAGCGGAATCGTGCAGCGCCATGTAGGCGTCGTGCTCCGCCGTGGTCATGGCGCCCTCAGGGAAAATCATGATACCGCCATCGTGCGCCTCGGCTATCTCCGCGTCGGTGGCCAGCATGCGGTCAAACACCTGGCGGATGCTGTCGTTTATTTCCACATCCAGCATGGTGGCGCTACGGTAAATACGGGTGAGCCAGGATTTGAGCTGGCGGAACACGCCGCGCAGGGTGAGCGATGGAGCTTTGCCTTCCATCACGTAGGCTTCCATTCCCCTGGCGAATTGCTCGTGCTGTTCTCGCGTGATGGTTTCCTCAGTGGCGCCCAGCCATTCGCGCACCGCCTGCCAGTCTCCGTGCAGTTGCTGCGGGGAATCCGGGCGCTGCGCATCGGCTTGAAAATCTTCCAGCCAGGCGTGGGCGGATTCGTGCAGAAACGTGCTGGCGTCTGCCGTGCGTAGCAGGGTTATGGTGCGCGACTGGGGGGAGAACATGCCGCGCGTCGGCTGGTAAAATGTATTTGCCTCCACAGTTGGCATTATGCCGCGCTCGGCCCATGTACCCTGGAACCCAACCTCTTTTGTCGGACTGACGACATCCAGTACTGGGGCCCCAGCCGTGCGGAGTATGGCGGCCAGATTGGCAATACTGCCGCGCACCATAGTGCCGGCATCTACTATTATCGACCCCCCGGCATTGGCCAGCGACACGGCGCGATAGATGGAATCCATACGGCCATTTCCCCGCAGTGTGCCGAGTGCTTCAGGATCAACTTCCATGAATGCCGTGGGGATGTGTTGGGTATCCAGCAGTATAACCCCCGGCCTACCGCCAGCTATTGTCCTGGCGGCGCGTTTTGCGGCGGCGGGAGAATTTATGGGCGGTCCTAGCGATCCCGACCGCGAATACACCCGCTCCAGCACGGGCACAGTGGTTGCGGTCTTTTGGGGCATCACTGTTCCGCGATCATATTCTCCAGGCCTGGTGGCCGGCTCAAATACCCAACCGCCGGCTTCGGTGCCGCCTGAAAGGGCGAACAGGCCGCGCACTTCTACGCCGCTGCCGCGGAACACATTTACGATAGCGCGGTGCAGCGTCAAATCCGCTAAACTGAACTCAGCCACTCCGCTGGGGTGATTGTGCGCCAACCAGATATTTGCCGCCCCCTTTATCCTGTACGCTTCGGCCGCAAGCGTGGCCGGATATACCGACGCCTGCGTTAGGGCCCCTTTGAAGGCCCCGACTACCGCCAACGGTTTGCCGTTCTTGTCAGTAACCAGGGCGTCAAACCGCTCCACGGCCGTAGGCGCCAGATAGGAGAATGCGGTGGCTGCCTCGGATGTATTGGTGACTTTTCTGACCCCCAGTACCCGCGTGCTCTCCTGCACCAATTTGGTGTGGGTGGCGTAGGTCCCGGGAGGCACTTCATTGGTTTGCAATTCCTGGGCGGACAACGCGCCGCGCTTGGCCGGAAAAAGTTCTCCCTGCTTCGGCGCCGTTTCTTGCGGAAGCGGAATACGCTCCATGCGCTTCAAGTCGAATACAGCTTTCCCCGGCCCCGCCCCGTTCGGGTATTGCTGCTCCGCCCCATAATCTCTGTACCACGGAGTGGTGTAGGAATACTCAAGTGGGAACCACCCGCGATTCTGTGCGACATTCAGTGCCGCATCACGCGCTTCCGGGGTACCTACCACGTCCAGATAAGTGTACCCGTCGTCCGGGTTGAACCACGACCCCACTGACAGTTCCGGGTGCACACTGAGCAAGTCCCAATTGTGTTTCACGAAAGCATTCACCAGTGCCGGGTTCAGTTCTCTACCTACAATGCGGATGGCCCGCTCCGGCATTACGCTCGCAGTGAACGCTTCCCGCCCGAGCATGTTTCCACGCAACAAATTGAAGGTAGCCCCAACCTCTCCTGCTGTGCTATTCGCCAGGGTGTTGTGCTGTTCGGATACCTGCTGAGCCAGCTTGTCCTGCGCCTGTAACACCTTCTCGTCCGGCATACCAGACAGGATCATCTCCACCTGGTGCACTGGAGGGGCACGGTGCTCCGCAAGAACTTCTGCGGGGTTCGCCATCTCTGCCAGGTTGGGTGTGGGGGCTTGTATCCGGTATTCGCCGGATTGCAACAACTGCCCAGCAGTCCCAGCGTTTTCGGCAAATCGGATGCCTATGGCAGATTCCCGGTACAGTTGCCAGGGGTCCCCACCCAACCGTTCGGCGCGGCTTCTGGTGCGTTCCTGCCACAGCAAGGCGTCTCGCTCGGCGGCCTGCTTGCTCTGCCCGGCGGACAGGGCCTTGTCGTACACATCCTGGTAAACCTTGCCCAAGGCATCTTCGTGCGCTACATCCTCGACGGTTTGCAGTTTCAGTTGTTCCGCCTCAGCGGCCACTTCCATTTGCTGCTGCGCCGCCTCTATCACGGACAGCCCGCCGGGGTCCAGCCGTAGGTTTGGAAGCAGGGACTCATGGAACTCTGTTCCGGCAATTTTGGCGGCATAATCCTCGACGGGGATCACCAGATCACCCCCAGTGACGGATGCTTCGGTATACTGTTTGTCGTCCCCGAATACTTCGCGCGCCGCCTGTTTGGCGTCCGATTGGAACAGGGCATCCCAACTGTTGACCGGAATGTAGACATCCTGCACCGGACCGCCTTTCTTCAGCATTTCCACGAAACTACGCATAGCTTCTGGCGAGTTCTTCTGCATGGTGGACTGCTGCATCGATTCCCCGAGCCCGCGCATGAATGCTTCGCTGCGCTGCGCCTGGTTGACCTGGATTTTGGCAGACACGGCCCGCCCAAAGTAGCCGGGTATGCCGACCATGGCTGCACCCTTAAAAGCCATCAAACCTTCGGCGACGGCCCCCTTGATATCCTGGTCGGACAGCGACAGCCCCTCGCCCTTGGCAATATCCCCGGCCAGTATAACAACCAGTTTTTGCAACCCTTCGGTGGTGCCCTCGGTCACGGCACTGACTACGTGTTGCTTGGCGTAAGATTTCAGAATCTGCTGTATGCTAGCGCGCACCAGTATCTTGCGGGTATTTTGTGAACGCAGTTTGTCGGAGATAGACTTGCCCCAACCAGTCTCAAAAGAGAACATGTCCAGCATGGTCACTGGCAGGGCGACAAGCAGGGCGGTGGACTTCAGCACCGTGGGATCGACGGGTTCCCCATTCGCGTACTTCAGCCCTTCCAGATCGTCCCAAGCTTCCCCGACAGCTTCCTGATAACCCTGCCGCAGATACTCGGCCTGGGTTACCGTCCTAAGGCCAATCAACCCTCCCGCAGCCGCGCCGGCTGGAACAGTAGCCGGTGCTCCGGGGCCACCTATCAGCCCCAGCGCGCCGCCTGCGGCGGCGCCTAAGGGAAGTCCGTACTTCACCCCCGACTTGGATGACTCCATGAACATCGGCAACTGCTGCCCGACGAAGTAGGCGCCCTGCTTCATCCAGCTCGGCCACCCCGAAGAAAATCCTGACTGGGATTGCTCCAGCCACTTCTTCAAGTCGACGCGTTCCTGTTCCTCGGCAGGAGTGATATCGCCCACCACGTGTTTATAATTGAGCGTGGTGGAGCGCATGCTGCGCCAGCCTTCTTCAAATCCGGGGCCAAGCGCGCGAAATCCGGCCCAGAACTTTTCCATGCCGGACATCAGTTCGACGTCGTTCTTGGCGAGGGCTGCGTGGTTTGGATTCTGTGCCATCCACCGCGCTACCAACGGGCTGTTCTTGCGGAACGCGTCCGAGTTGAAATCCTTGTTTTGGACATCCGCCTCCAGATTGTCCAAATTGCGCTCGATCAGATCAGTGGGGAGGCCGGTACGCTGTTGCAGGCGCAGCACGCGGGCCGCCTTGTCGGGGGTGGTTCCACCGGATTCGATCACTGAGTTTTTAAACCCATACTCATCCGATGGGTATAGCGATGTTATGCCAGCCCGCGGGCCAGACGGTTTAGCCGCCCCCTGCGGCGGGTACAGCCCGGAATCCGGGGCCACCACGACAGGCTGGACCGGCTTGGACTTCTCGTCGACGTGCGCCATTACGCGACTGATGAAATCCCTGGTTTCGCGCGGTGCGGCTTCCAGCCCTTTGTCATCCACGTTGCCCGGCCCCCAGTTCCACGCCGCCAGAACGGTTTTCGTGTCCCCAAACTTATGATACAAGTCTTGCAGGTATAATTTTGCCCCGGCACGGGATTGCACTTCGTCGAATGGGTCGGCCACGCCATACTGCTTCGCGGTGTCGGGCATAAACTGGTAGGGGCCAGACGCGCCCTTGCGGCTCACGGCACGCGGGTTTCCCCCGCTCTCAACCGAGCGCACAGCATCCAACAGCAATTCCAGGTCTATCACGTATGGCCTTTTATTCTGCCGTGAAATTTCTGTTTCGCCGCGGCGCGCAGCGCATTCCAGTCCGGGGCGCGTATCCGCTCATTTGGCAGCCCCAGGCTGCGTGTCTCCAGCTTCAGGTATTCCTCCGGGATGTCCAGGCGCTCGTTGGTGTTTTCGCGGGCGTGCAGAATGGTTTTATTGGCCATTATTTATCCTCCAGCGCAGCGTTTATTTCGTTCACCCCGCCGCCGGTCATGTACAGCCCATAGGCCCGTTCGATACGGGATTTCATCAAATTCGCAGCCGTTTTTGTAGGCATATCTTGCGGAATCTTGCCTATCGACCGCAGATAGTTGATGCTGAGTGTGACGTACTCGGCCGGAACGTCCTGCAACGGCACGTAAACCTTGGCGCGCTCCTTCTCTCCGACCGCCGCCGCGGGTTGTTTTTTGTCGTGAGGCCATTCCTTTAGCATAACCTGGCGGTCTATTTCGCGTTGCATCAAGACACCCTTTTCGTCCCTGTTCAATTTGCGCCCGGAAGCGCGCTGCTCCCTATCGACTAATGTTTCTACGCGATTTTTCAGTCGACCAAGGTGGGCCTTGGCATCCTTGTTTAAATTGGGCTGGTACGGGTTCAGTCCGGCCCTATCCGCCAGTTCGTTGAATTGCTCCGAGTCAATCGATGCGTCGGCAATCGCCTGCGGCGTGAGTAACTTGCGGCGTTGCTCCAACAAGTCCACAGTGAGCTTGAATCCGAGCTGCGGCTGCAAGGCTTGAATCTGCGCTTCGCTAATACTGGCCAACGTGTTCGGTTCCGACATCCTCCAGTAAAGTGGGAATGCCCGCTCTGCCTGATCGCCTTCTTCATAAGCGCGTGCCGCCCTGGCCCGCTGCGCGGCGGTAAACCCGCTGGATAGCATATACTCATGAAGCTGTTGTTGCTGATCCCCTGGCAGGGCACGGTACTCCGGCATGCGCAGTATTTGCTGCAAACTATTGCCGTTATTGTAGGCCCCCAGAATAGCCGCTTTGCCTGCGGCCAGTTGTTCGGCCTGCCCGGCGTTGTGCAGGGCGGAGCGGTGCTCCAGCTCGCGGGTAGTGGCCTGTGCCAAAGACGGGTCGCCGCGGTATCGGTCGCGGGCCGCCTGCGCCATCAAGTCGATGCGCACCGGGGCGTTGATATCGCGCGGACCGAAATCTTTCCAAATGGCATCGGCCCCGCGCATGGATTCCTCTTCACTGGATGACGCCATTACCGCCTTACCTACGCGGATCAAGGCCCCGGCCGTGAAATGGTCCTTGAACTTCTCGAAGTAGTCGCGGGCTGCTATGTCTTGACCGGCGGTCAGCATTTGCTCGACTACGGCGGTATGTATGTCCGATTCGAAGGGCCGCACCAGAGATTCAAACAGTGCTTCCGATTCGCTACTGGAGTTGCCCGCATCGGGCAGCAGTCCGTTGCGTTCCGCAAATCTCCGCGTGGCGGCGCGAACCCGCGCTATTTCCAGCTCCACCGTCTTTGGCTGGCTGTAATTCAAGGCGGAATTGCGCTTGGCCGTTTCCACCGTGTTCTCCAGAACTTGTTTCTGGTAGACATCGGATTCACGCCGAACATGATCCAGCACGCCTGAATCAAAACGCTGGTCTGCTATCTTGGCGCGCAGGCGGAACGCCTCAAGCTGATCCGGGCTCTTCAGCGAATCGGCCAGCTTGTTGTAGGCGGCGGTGCGTTTCTCTCGATAATCCTTCAGTATGTCGGTAGACAGGGCGTTGCCGCCCTGGATATTGCGGTAGCCGTTTTCCTTGCCGGCTTCCAGGTCCAGCAGCGTATCGGTGTACTGGTTGTAAGTATCCTCGACGCGCACGGCGTCGATATGCTTGCGCTCTTTCTCGGCCAGCGCAAACAACACATCCCCCGTGCCCGACAACGCATCCCCTAGTTGCGTCATGCCAGCGCCCTCTATGCCGGCGCGAGGGACTGCTAGTTGTAGCTGAGCAACCCCGCGGGCCGGCTGCGGGGGAGGGCGAATGCCGAGTTGTTCAGACGTAGGTAAGCGTGGCATTGAATGCGTCCTCGGACCCACCTAGAGATGAGCCATATTTCCCCAAAAACGAACTCCCACCGCCCAGCAGGGTGGAGAAGGACGAGTATTTGCCGGCCGTCGACACGCTGGACGCCTCAGACATGCGCGCCGCTGCCGCGGACGACCCTCCAAGCCGGCGCGCAGTAGCTGCTACCGTCATAGAGCGTGCCTGCTCCTCCCCCTCGTACAAGGCCAGTGCCGCCCGGTAAGCCCCTTCCCCATCGATATTCGAAATGATGTCTATAACAGTGGGGTCCGATGCCCCGGCTCCGCTGGCGCCGGCAGCCGCCAAAGCTCTTGACGCCAGGAGGGCGGACGCCTTTCTCTGCTCTATCGCGGCTTTCTGTGATGATGCCAGAGTCTGCCCAGCCTGATATTCGAGCTGCTGGGCCTCGAATTCGGCGGCCAGGCGCTCGTTGGTGGCCTGCTGGCTCAACGTGTTGACCTGGGACTGGCTTACCTGCTGCCCCCCTTCCAGGTTAAGCAGGGTGCCCGCTATGCCCAATGCAGGCCCGACCCAACCAGGAATAGCAGCCAGTCCGCTCATTTTTTAAACACTCCTTCGCGCACCTCAAGAAACCCCAAAAAATCTATGAGCCTGCGGGAACCATCTATCGCCATGTCGGGGGTTGTGTACACCTCAAATCCCTTTTCCTCAGCCCATCCAAGCCATTTTCTGGCATGCTTGATAACTGATTTTCTGTATGCACGACATACCCCAGGCTTGGCATCCAGGAACAAGATCATTACCCCGCCGGTGCGCAACAGTCCGCCGACCAATATGGGCTCCCCAGCATCATCCAGAAACACGTCCCCGCGCAGAGTTGGCAATGGAACGACGTCGCCCAACAGTTTGCGCAGTAGGTCTTTTGTGGCCGGAACCACTGTCATCAACTTTTCTCCGAATCGACATAGGCCAGCAGGCAAGCTAGCACTGTTGCCGGGCGCGGGGCCTGCGCCTGTAAACACAGTCTGGAATCGGAACTCCACTCCCCGGGGAATTCTATCATTTCCTCGGCGTAATTCTGATAGGTTCCGCCCCCCACGACTGCGGAATTCTCCACCAGCGGGAGGCTGTCCATTGTGGCGAAGTCCGGGCCGTATCGCAGACCTTGGGCATCGGTATCCGCCAGTATCAGCCCTATCTGCGATATCCTGGTGCGGAACCCCGTAGCCACGCCAGCCCCGCCCATGGAGTTGATAAGCTTGGTGCTCTTCCATCGTGCCGTGTACGCCAACCCTACGACAGCCGTGGTGACGGCTTCCGACAAACCGGTTACCTGCCCTCCCGATACCGTTTTTGTACCGAGGTCCATCCCATTGCCCCACACAACCACTTCCTCCCCATTCAAGTGCCCCAAACCAGATATTGTCGTGGTAGCAACCCCGGAGTAGTAAACGTGCGCATCTGCAAGCCTGTTTTCTACCCCGCCTTGGGCTTCGGATTCCAGCGACCAGCGCTCCAGATAGCGAACCGTAGAGCCCCCAATGTTACGCCGCACTACGTAATAAACGGTGTCCTCCACCGTACCGGGGAGAACCACAACATCCTCAACAACTCCGTCTGTTTCTGCCAGCACCCAGCACAACACGTTCTCGGCCGGGTTGTAGATGAGCATGGCCACCCTGCCGTCTGATCGCACGCAGTGAACGCGCGTATCCGGGTGCCGCTGCGCGGCAAGGTGAATTATACTGGGCTCGCATATATCCGGCGCCGTAAGCGTCAATTCGGTGGATGCGTAGTCCCCCACAGACCCATCAAAAGCCAGTTCGTATAGGCGGGTGGCCCCGCGGCCAACAAACAAACTGCGACTGTCCAGGCGCACCGATGTAACCCCTGCCGAGCCGATAGTTGATGCTGGCTTGACGTTGAAATTGCTTGGAGTGAGGAATTCGTCGAATGATGAAGGGCGGATAGAAAACTCCGCGCCCTCAGCGCCAGCAATAAGGCGTTGCACCGGCATGAGCCAGATAACGTCGTCCACCGGGCCGGCTCCTATGGTGCGGTTGATTGGGCCGGAATCGCCAACAGTTTCCGAGTCGTAGTTATAGAAATCGTCGGATACCGACCCCTGTATCGGCTGCGGCCCAGCCCACCACAAGCGCCCCTCGTAGAATGCCACCGCGGTGGGGAATCCATTAAGCGTAGACCAAACCCCTTCCGCCCAATTGTCCTCGGCAACAAGACTTCCGAAATCCACCAACACTTCCACCCCAACCAATACTGAACTGGTGTAGTCGGTGACACGGCATACCCCGGAAATACTCCCGGCTGGGTAGTCCAACGCCGCCGTAACTGTGCCGGAGGTGTACCCTCCGGTTTTCACACCGACGCGATAATACACAGTCTGGTTATCCAACAGATCGTTGTACGTGGTGGCCACGTTGGCTGTCCACGTATTAACATCGGACCAGTTGGATTCATCCCCCACAGAACGCTGTAATGTGACCGTGGCGGACCATGTACCGGCCAATGTTATAGTAAAACGCCGCTCTTCCCCGGTGTGATCCACCAAAATTGACGTGGTGAACACATTCTGCGCTGCTATGGAGGCCGAAACCCGCTGCCCGCTAGAGGTGACGCGGAACAAGACCCCCACATGCCCCAGAGCAAACACATCACGGGATGCCGTAAGAGTTGTGTTGCCGTTCAGAGCCCCGGCGGTCAACGTCGTCGGGGTGGTATTCGGTACTTGAAACGGGCCGTTGTTCGGTAGATAACGCACCAACGACCATGAATAGGCACCGCGCCGCTCAATCTTTCGTTGCAAATACCCGCGGCAGGCTATGAAAATTATGTCGCCGGACTGGTCGTACTGGATTCGCCCTAGCGATGCAGTAGCCCACGGGGCTGTGAGCACCATATCCCCAACTCCCTCCACCGCCACTGAATCCACCAGCACCGCGCGCTTTAATATGCTCATGAAGCGGATCGAAAAATCACCGGATGGAGTGAAGGCCAGTGAATGCTCACCGGTGTCCAAATCAGACGCCGCAATGTAGTCGTAAGCCCCAGTGGATGAGCCGACCAAAACAGTGACGGGCCCGCGCGACACCACAATTCGCAGCGCGTGCATCTTGTTTTTGTCCCCGGCGGACACCGTAACCGTCTGGTCGCGTATGGCGGCATTGGTGCCGTTCCCCGTCAACTGCATATATCCACCGGCGAGCCAGGCACTTGTCGCTCCCGCCTCATCGCTGTCGGTCCACCCGGTCAAATTTGACGTGAAATCGCCGTTGGTTACGGTGGAAGATACGGAAACCCGGCTAACAGGAGATTCCCCCACCCATACACGCATGGCCCCGTCCGTGATTTCTATCAGGGCAGTGTCATCCGTGGAGAATATGAACGGCAAGAACCTGGCTTGGGAGTTATTGTACACCCCGCCAATGTAGGCTAGTCCCGGGCGCATGGTCATAGACCCGAGCACGCGTGGTACCCAGTTGGTCATGGTTTCGGCAGAGAATGCCAGACGTGCCAGATCAAGCCGGGCGAGGGCCAGTTTACTGACTATACCGCGGTTGAATGCCAGGCGCGCTACGATATTCCGCGCCATGATGTCAGCCTGTCAGGGAGCCGCGCCGGCCCCGGTCGCCCCTGGAACCGGTTCCAGCCCGTGCGGAAGTCCACCCTCCTTGTGGTGGAAATGCCGTGGGGTCATTCATGGCATCCTTGGACTTGGCATCGGTCAGGCGCTTGGTCATAATCGAGTACATAGCACCGTGCTTGTCCTTGTCCTGCGTCAACGTGAGCGATGCTTCAAACGCCATAAATGCAACTGCGAATTTGGTAAATGTCTGCGGCCAAGCGCCCAGATTACCCCCATAGCTGGAGTTGTTCGAGATGTAGCGCACGTACATCGTATTCAAATCCGAAAACCAGAACCCAGCTTCCTCTACGTATCTGGTGAGCGGGGCATTGAGATACTCGTCGCTGCACACACCGGCCGTGCGTACCCAATCAGAAGGTTTGTCAAAGGCCCTGGAATACCCAAATGCCGGGGTCACGGTAGTGTTGTAATCCAACTCTACGGCGCGCATGGCGAAATTCCACAAACCCTGTTCCAGCACGGCATCGACAAAGCCGTCGTTCCAGATATCGGTCAGCACGCGCTGCGGCTCCCTATCCTCGGATAGAGACGCCAGTCTGCGCTCCCCCATAAGACGGAGTGCCCCGTTATACAGCCCTAGCTGAGTAGCCATTTAGACCCCGACTTAGCTGGAAACAACGGCACGCAAGTACTCCCTCAACCAGGAATAGGCTTCGACCTTTGAATTGCACACCTCCTTGATGTTCATTTTGTCATCCTTGCGGGTCACACACCACTTCAGGTGGGGGCCGCGCCAAGCTACGATAAACTTGTCCTCTTGGTCTTGCGTCAGACCGGAATCTTCCTTGTCCAAAAGATTGGCGGAATATTTCAAATGTACTTTGGCCCAGGAAGGGCCGGACATGAGTACCAGCAATTCCGCGTACCATGATCCGTCATCGGTGCGCACAATGATTTGATCATATGGGGTGATCATCATGGCCACATTGGAAAAAAACGCCGGTTGAAGCACTTCTTCCAACGTGGTGCCCACCTCCACCGTACAAGTCCAGTGCTTGTTAACGAATTCCGTACTGCTGAATCTGCCGATATTGAGCCGCATTGCCATTTCAATCTCCGTAAAAGGGGCCGGGGGAATATCCCCCGGCCAACCGTTCGCTTACCCGAAGGTAGACGTGATGAGGCTGCCAGTAGACAAGCTGGCCGCCCCCGCCGTGCTGATGCTAACGATGGAGCCGATGAAAGTTTGTACACTTGATCCAGCGGAAGAAAACTGGCTACCGATAACAATGTCCCCAGGTTTCATGCCCAAAGCCTTTCCGTCAGCGAAGAAACCGCTGGCAGTCAAGTCGGTGGTCAAGTTGGTTGACGTGTACGCCCATACCGCTCCGCCTTGCCCGCCTGGAACAGACGGGGCGGTGGTGAGCCCGGTTGTGCCGCCCAACGTCACGATACCCTCGGTGATTTTGCGCGGCGGGTTTACAAGCGTGGTGCCTGCGGTGGTCCCTGAATATGCCATGATCTAACCCTCCATTACGAAGCCGCGTAAGCCGACCCGTCGTGATTTAGAACAACCACGCCGCTGTTTTGCAACAACTTGGCCGCCATGAAAATGGACGCCCGTGCCCAAGAATAATCCTGCTCCTCGTCGTAGCCGACGGGGGATTCCATCCCGGCGGTGTTTGCTGCGTGGCCGATAGCGTTTTTGTGGTATAGGAAACACTTCTCCGCCGCCGTTCCTTTGCCAGGCAGGTTCGGGTGCTCCACGATCAAACAATTACGCCAGCGGTACGCCATAGGCTTGTCGCGCCACGACACGTTTTCCGCTCCGGCATAAGGCCGTACATCGACGTACTGGGCGTTGGCAAACTCGGGGGCCTGCTCCAGGTACGCCAGCATGGCCGGGGTGGCTAGCAGCGTAATGTTACTATCCCATGGGACGGCGTTGTTTCCTAGAATAACGCGGCCGTGCTGGAACATGGAAACCGATCCGGTAGCCGCCGTACCGTTGTCGTTGGTGGCGGTGTTGAGTTCGGTGATGATGTCGTCGTCAATTTTTCGATTGATGACGCCCATGGTGGTTTGCTGCATCAAGTCGCGCTGATTTCCCTGAGAAGCAAAAACATTGAATCCGGTCTTGCGAACCAAGTCGTGCCACTCGCGCAGGGTGCACGAATACTGGGTGTTGTTGTCAGCGCGGGCTGGGATAAGACCGTTCAGGCCACGGGTTTGTGCGCTAGCCGAGCCACTGTCGGCAACCAAGAACACAGCGGTGTTGCCCTTTACCACCGCCTCTGTAGTTACCGTGTCCCGCAGCAGGGACTGCCGCTGCTCAAATCCGGCTATGAATTCTTGCCGGTACTGCGTTTGGAATGCTGAGTCTGCCATGATAGCTCTCCTTCGAAAACGATTAAATTCTAACCGTCGCCAGGGTTATCCATCACAGCTTGTACCGGGTTATCCTTGCGGGGCCGGCGCCCGGCTTTCAGGGGCCTTGCTACTGGTGTGTTTTTGCCACGGGGTCGCGTGGAGTTGTCCGTATACTGCATTGATAGCACAACACAACGTACCCCGCAACATCATTTTTTCAGGCGCTCCCTAGCACCAAGTAACTCACGGTAGCGCGCTTGCTTTTTCTCATCGCGGTTGTACTCAAGACGGTTGGTCCGCATCAATTTCTCGATACCGGCAATTTCATCCTCAATGGCCGACGCCATGTTGGCGCCAGCGCCCGGAACCACTGTGTGCATCGGGTTAAGCTCCCGCGATACCCCGAGCAGCCAGCGCGCTATTGTGGGGACATTCATGAGCGCCCGCCCGTCGGCCAGCCTGGCGCCAACAAACAAGTCCCGCGACTCTTCCGGCATGGTGCTGATCAGCCCGGACAGTATATTTATGTTGGAACGGTACTCCCCGCCCCACTCGGATCGCAGGGCATCCTCGGTCTCGTGAAGCAGTTCGGAATCAGACTCGGCCTGCTTCTGCATGGCCTTCTCGCGGGTGTCGTTGTACCAGTGCAAGATGCTGTTCACCGCCTCCGGCGGTGTATTGGACTGATGCGCAGCGGCCAGGAACTCGTCTACGAACGGCTTATCCTCGTCCCCAAACACCAGCCCATCCTTGAATGCCAGCGAGTAATCATCCGGCTTCTCCGGGATTCCGTGCTCCTTGCGCCATGTAGCCTGCTCTTCAGGCTTACCCTTGGCCGGGAATGGGGTAGCCGCCTTTATCTCACCGCTATCCAGTTTTTGCCTCAGCGACATGTAGCTATCGAACATGGCCTGGGGACTGGCAAATCTTGACAGTGTTTTCTCATGCTGCTTATCCGGGGATATCAGGCTGCGCCAGTCATCCGGCCACGCGCCTTTGTCCACATCTTTACCGGTGGCCGCGCCTACCGCCGCAGCACTGGAATCAGTGCCTGCAACAGCGGCTGCCGCCTTACTCACGCCCTCCCCGGCCCCGGCATCCCCGTCACCGCCACCGCCATCATCCCCGCCCTCACCAGTAGCATCCCGATAACGCATATACCACGGTCCAACTTTCATGTTTCGCTCCTCTTGGTGAGTAAATCAGTGCGTAAATTGATTGCTTTTACTATCTGCAACCCAACAAATCTGCGTCCCTCCGCAAATGCGGTGTCCCGGTCGCTTTCGGGGCGGTACGACAATTGATAGGTGCCGCAGACGTTTTCCACCAGCCAACGTATGGCGCGCTGCTGCTGAATAGAATTGGCCTCCCCGGCCGCTACGGCGCGTACGGCGTTTAGGTCGGCTATTTCATACTCGGCTGGGGACCACGCGGCGCTCTTTTTTCTGCTAGGCTGCGGCATGTACTGCGCTCAATTTCTGCACGGCATCAGCTCCGGCGGCCATGTTCTGCAAGTCTATCTGCTTCTGCTGCTGGTTTGCTTCTGCTTCGCGCATGGTGGCCACGGTATCCTCGTCGCGCAGCCACTTGGCTGGCACACCAACACCCTCCAGGGCCGCACGCAACGCTATGCCTGCGTCCAGAATGTGCCGCGCGCCGGGGTCCAGTTGCGCCGCACCACTGATAAGGGTGCCGGCCTCAACCAAACGATTGCCCTCCTCACGCTCAATGGCGTCGTGCAACGGCGACCGAAAGCGGAATTGGATTTCCGCCCCGCGCAGGGATTTAGGCATATCCATTGGGGAGCCGAAAGCCCCGACACGCATCAACAGGGAAAATGTGCGCTCACACACAGAACCGTTGTACTCGGCTTCCATCGGCTCAAATAACGGCAGTGCGTCACGAACGTATTGCTGAATGCGCTGGCCTACCTCGTAGGCGGTCATTTCCGGGGCGCGAGCGGGCATTGTCAACTTGTTGATGTAGAACGCCTCAGCCAGCATATAACGCGCATCGCGCTGCATGTCTATACCGATGGGCATGCCACTTTTGTCTTGTGTGAGCGGGCGTAAAACCTCGCCCAGGCGCTCATCGTACTCGGCGTCGACCCAAGTGATACCCCCGGCATACAATGATATGTCGGAACGGATCGCCTCTTTGACCGCCACCAGAGGCGGGTTGGTCATCTTCTCCCCGGCCTCCAGTAACGTGTAACTCATGGCCTGTAGCAGGCGGGCGTCTGGCAGGGCGGCCACGGTGGCCGGGGAGAATGCATACTGCGACCCGCTCATAGTCTGCCATCGCGGGATTATGTAGGGATTATCCATCACCCCAATTTGTTCCATAACGTGATTATGTTCCGCGTCGTAAAATATCGACACGTAGGGGGTTCTGGATTTACCGTCTGCCATATCCGATTCCACGACGATATGCCGGCAATCCACTTCTGCAAATGGCTCTTTTGCCACCCTAGTGGTGACGTCTTGGTGCACATTACCTCCAAACAGGGTTACAAGTTCCCGCGTAGTAGGCTTCCATTTGCGATACACACTGCCTATTGCGCCGTCGATATTTTCCTGCCACGCAACATCCCGTAAATGCCAAGCTCGATACAACAATCCGTCGCGGTCCTTGTTGAGTTCCAGGGATATAACGCACTGCCCGAACGTGGCGAAATCGTGGTCGCCCTCTTTTGTGGCCCTGTTGAACTGGGCGCTGCGATCATACATGGCGCGGCGTTGCGTCTTGGCCGCCTGCTCAAGCCATTGTTTGCCGGAGTTGTCAAGCCGATCCTCGTACTGGGTAGTGATGTGAAACCAAGGTTTTTCCGTAGGGCGTAGCATGGAGGATAGTGAATTGGCCAGATCACGCCGCACCAGCAGGGGGTAGCTGGTGGTGAGGTCTGAGGCAAAATCTGCTCCGATAGACCTTCTACCGGAAAAATCAGCGCGCTCCGGGTAGAAGTTCTCCGCGATGAGCTGCCATAAATTAACCAGGAATGATCGCTTTGAAAATAAATTTTCCCCAACCCCAAACAGGGCCTTAGCATCCATTATGGTTTTCCGAGTTTTTCTGTACCACCCTGGGGGGCAAGCATTGTAGCGGATGCCCCACGCCGCTGTCGCCGAGCGGCGGCGGCGGGCCCATAACTGACCCTGTTGGATGGTGTGGGCGGTGCCGCGGGGGAAGCCTCCTGTGTTGATGGTTGTGGAGGGGATGGGCTCAGCAGCGTAGGGGACCCACCTAGAACTTGTAGCACCGCGGAACGCATTAAGTTTGCCATGATTGTCTCCTATAGTCCGCCCAGGAATTCATTACTGCCGCCCAAACCACCTTGTGGTGAGAGGATAGTCGCCGTGCGCCCGCGGCGCCCGGTCAACTGTTGTGTCGCTGAAGCGGATTTGGCCGCGGCATAAACGTCGGAAGTCGGTTGTGGTGTACCTGGCGGGGCCATGGATGCCGCCTGCGCGGCTAGTTGACTCTGCGGCGGCTGGGCCGGCACCGACGGCCCACTGGAGGCATCCGCCAGTATCGTGGCGCCGACGTAACCGCCCACCAGCGCGGCCGTCGCCGTGCCCCCGATCCCGTACCCTATAAGCGCCCCAACAGCAGCAGCAGCCATGATTACCTCCTTTTGGAATTCTTGAGCACCACCACCGGGGTTTTGTTCCGGCGGGATAGTTCGTTCTGGCGGTCCATCCACACACCCCCATCAGTGGCATACTTGGGGCCGCCCGTCCAGGCCATCACTACTGCATCCCCTCGGTCAGTGGAGCGGCCCAAACGCAGGCAAACCTTTTCCTTTGGTTCCAGTTTAATACCATTCGGGGTAATTTCAAAGGTCGGGGCCGTCAGGTCTGCCAAGAGTTTGGCATCATCCGGCAGCATGATAGGCGACCCGCCGGGTTGGCCTGGGTCCAGAGCTTCGCGGAAACGCCACCAAGACTCGGTTCTGCGATTGGTAAATTTCATCTGGCGGTCCTTGGTGCGGGTTTCCACCGACTCGGCCCCCTTGTAGGTTCGCACATCAAAGTCATTGTTGCGCAGGTGCTCATAGGTTGATCCCCCGTAACCCCCGCCCATGTCCAGCACTATCACAGCGGAATCACGGCGATATTTCAGGATCAGGGCGGCGACATCGCTGCCAAACGGAGTTTCGCGCCCAGGGGTAGCCTGCATCGGGGCAAACCAACCATCATATCGCTGGGCCAGGATGGTTTCGTCGTCACCGCCAGCCGCTATGTCCACCCCTACGGCGCACATGGGGACCCCGAAAGGGGGAACGGGATTCCACCGTTTCTGGGCTTCGCGCACCCACTCTGTCGGTATTGTCTGGTTCGGAGCGTCACGGAATGAAGTTTGAAACCTCCCTAACAAAATGGATCGGTACGGCTCGACCATAGAGTCCAGCCTGGCCTCATAGTTCGTTCCGGCCAGGTATGGATTGTCCCGCACCGAAGAGGGTATGAAGGTGCGGGATAGCGGTCGCACCATCTTTTCCCCAACCTGGACCAAATCCCCGCTTGAGACTTCCACATCCTTGCCATTCTCGTCCGTCACGAACCAACGCAGCTCGCCGGAAACGGCCGGAAATGGGTACTTGGGATCGAGCCACGGGGCGAACATTTCAACCACCCACAAGCCTTCTGTGGTGAGCGGTGGGTTGGTGGCGATGACAACGCGCTTACGCTGATTAGGGTCGGTAGACCGCACCCAGCCCATGAGAAAACTGACTTGCTGGCGGGCGAATTGCGTACCTTCGTCAAAGCAAAGCAAATCATGCGGGTTTCCCTGTAGGTGCTGCTCGTCCCCCACGCGCGCAGCTCCTGCAAACTCTATGAGCCGTCCGTCACCCAGTCGCAGGATAGGAGGCGGCGACCCGTTGAAACCCTGACGACTGCCGTGGATGCGCAGTATCTCTTCGATGATGGGGGACAGGTCGGTGTACTGGCGCCGCATGATCAGGCTGCGGTGGTGGCAGTTGTAGGCCAGCCCGTTGATGAGCGCCGTTTTACCGCCCCCCGGTTCTCCCCCGAAAAGCAAGATGTCGGCCCCGCTGAAATATGCCTCAGTTTGCGGTCCCGGAGACGGTATCCATTTGAGGCCACCGGTTACAGCCATGGCCTCCTTGATCACAGCATCTCGTTGTTCTGCCGGCAACGCCGTGAGCCTGGATAGCACCTCATCTAGGGGTCCCATTTAGCCGGGCGACTCGTCTTGCAGATTGCTGACCGCAGCGTCTACGATGCTTTGCACCTCCGCATCGGTAAGCGTTGGCATGGATTTTGAGTCCGCCAAGTCACAAAGCATCGCTGCGTGCGGCGGTTCTACGAACGAGCTGCCAACCCCATCCACGTTACCGGTCCAAGTCATTTCGCACCACTCCAGATCGTCCAGAGCCCCCTGCAAGAACAGTATCTCCCGCTCAGCATTGTGCTGTTGTTGCTGGGCTGTGGCTACGCGCGCCTGCAACTCGCGGCGCCTGGCCATAATTTTTATGCGCGGGTGCGACACCTCACTGATACCGTACAGTGGCATGGGACGGAACAGGTCGGATTCCGGCGGGACCCCCACCTCGACGCCACGCGCTTTGGCCAGCATCCCGAAAAACCACAACGCTGGTTTCTGCAACCCATACTCGCTGGGCGCCGACATATCCACCCCCGCCAGCATGATTTTCTTGAACCCAGCCTCAATAGCCATTGCCATCATGTAGGCCAGGCTTGAGCTAAAAAAGTATGGACTATACTTGGCGATCAATTCCGCAATAGGAAATACGCATGAGGTTGGCACTTCCTTGCGCACTTCGGCCATAAACACCGGCCCGCTGAACTTGGTTATCCAGTCATAGTATTCCACCGACATCCACGGCTGGCCCACCTCGACGCGGTGTATTTCGACCCAGGCATCAACTGGCAGGTTGTGAGTCATGAGGTGCCCCCACATTCCGGGGGAGCACCCCATTTTGTACCAGTCTGGATTACCGTACGGGGCCAGGCTCACCGACGATGGGGCGGACCCCAGCAAAACTATTTTTTCCTTGTCGGTGCCGAAATATTTCTTGCGAAATTCCAGACTACTCACAACACCCCCTTAGGACGAAATTTGGACCGAACCGCCGGCGGTAGTTTGCAAAATAGACTTGATAGCCCATGTCGCCGTGGACAACCCGCGCAACGAGATAAACGCGCCTTTGCCCTGCATGGAAATGATACTGCTGGCGATGCCATAGCTGGAAATGGCGGTAGCCGCGGCAAAGGTAACGGTGTGCGTGCCGGTGGAACTGGAGCCGGTCACCAGCTCAACCTCACAGCCGGGCACCGGATCGGCCAGAGTCCAGCCGCTGTTTGTGGTGGTCACCACCGACACCAGGCCATGGTTTGGCAACGCGGTGCCCGTGGTGGCGCTGGTGGCGTCGGTGATAGGTACTCGCGTACCCTTCACGCCCAGCAGGAATCCGTCGGAATCAAGGCCAACGCGCCGGCCGTGGATGGTAGTCAGGATTTTGTTTCTGAGTTGTGCGAGAGTGAAGGCCATGGTGATCTCCTTTGGAATGGTTGTTGCTGGCGTTACTTGCTTACAATGGTGCGCAAAGTCTGGGCCAGGCGGGCGCGTTTACCAAGTTTTCCGCCCTTTTTAGAGGCAGCCCGCAGCTTGGCGGCGGGTATTTTCTTGTTCGCGGGAACGCCTAGCTGCTTGTGCAAGGCCCCAGGTTTCTTGATAGCCTTCTGAATCCATTTCTCAGCCATTTTTAATCCTTTCCGAGCGCGGGGTTGCACCTAGTATAGTTCCTTGCGGCTGGCGCAGTATACTGTTTTGCCGGGACACCGCAGGCTTTGGTTTGGCATCCACCACAGAGCCGTCCGCCATGAACAAAGTTAGTCCCGGTACCACGATTCCATAGCCTTTTTAGTCCGGGGCGGAAGCGGCTGTTCTCGCATCCAACTCGAAAACGCTTCGGCAAACGATTCTGTGGGGGTGTTGAATTGGTCTGAAAACGACCACTCCGCTTTCCAGGCATCACGCCACTCAGGGGTGGCAGACTTAGCCTGTACGCTGTGCCCTATCTCATGATAAAAAACCTCGTCCGTGGTATCCGGCCCGACGTATAGGGATTGATCCTCGCGCACGTAGAAGCCCTCTATTTTTCCACGGGGCAACTTGTACTTCTGGGCAAAATTCTTGCGGGCTTCTGAGTCTACATCCTGCACCACGTTGATGCCTTTGAGAAGGATGTCGGCAGCGGCCTTCTGCGGTATTTTGCCAAGCAGCCCCTGATAGCGCGCAGCATGGGATGGATTATCAGCGACTATCGGTATGTCGAGTGGCACGGTCGACTCCTGCACTTAACCACGGCATTTGCCTGGCGTATAGCCGACGCCTCACAACTGCCGCGCCAAAATTCCCACGGCAATCGAATCGCGCAACAATCCATATGATGACATGGCGACCCCTATGTATATGTCAACACCGTTAAATCGGTGGCGATGTTGTCGAAATTTCCATTTCCGTCGGCCCACGTAATAACCGTCCCGGTAGTAGTGTCGATTTTATGACAGCGCCACACGGCGTCGGATTGCAGGCTGCCGGGTTGCGCCTCCGCCGTGTAAGTAACGGCGCCGGAAACGGTAGTTTTTACGGCTAACGGGTGATCCACCGTATTGACCGCTATTGGTTTACCTGCCATGGCTAGTCCTCCGAGTCAATTATAGTCGTACCCGCCGCAAGCGCAAATGCTATGCGACGGGCTGCGTCTTTCAAGTCGGCCGGACCGGGTAACAGGGCCGGCTGCGCGGTGATGTCAATCTGCTTGCGCCACAGATCAGGTCTGCGGTTGGTCAGCCAGAATTCTTGGGCCTTCACCTGGGGCGGGACGTACACATCCACCGCAACCTCCTGGCCCCTTATTTGCCTAGTCGTCTGGTATGTGTATCCTACCGCATTTTCAAATAATGCGTGCGCCACTCGGGCGTCCGCAATATCCTTGCCGCGTCGACACGCATCGTTGAACGACGGTATGCGTATTTGCCAGGAGGCGATGGTGGTTACCGGGACGTCGAAAAACATGGCCAGTTGCTCGTCGGTAGCCCCTAACAAACAATAATTGTACGCCTGCTCCGCGAACTCTTTGCGATACTCCTCACTACCTATCAACTGTAATGGCCTGACCATTTACGACTACGCGCGCCACACTAAATCGTGGGTCAATGGTGATCCCGCTTGCACATCACGCACCAGCCTCCCGCCAACCACATACGGCAGTTCCTCGGGCGACATGCCATGGTCGGGGCGCAGTATACCGATATCGTCGCGGGCCAACACGTGCCCGGCCGGTAGGTCCGCGATCACCCACAGCGACCGACGGTACTCTCGGTTGCGCATTTCCGACGCCGAAAATGTGAATGGCATTTTATCGTCGGCGCGGAGCACTGCACGGCATTGTTGCACCATATCCGCGAATTCGTCCGGGGTAGACGCAAAAACGTCATCTAAACCGCGCCCTCCGAGAGTTATGTGCCGCTCTATGACATTTACCCCTATAGCGGTGGCCGCGATGGCTATGGTGTTACTTTTAGTGTGGTCGGATAAGCCAACCGAAGTGAACGGGAAACGTTGCTGCAAGCGCCGCAGTGAGGACAGATTGTAATCGTCTGGCAGCGCCGGGTACGATGACACGCAGTGCAGTAAGGTCAAATCGAAACAACCACTATCGGACGCCCACTGCGCGGCTCTTTCCACCTCGAACAGGTACGCCGATCCGGTGGAAATTATCACGGGCTTGAGCGTAGTTGCTGCGGCGCGTATCAAGCTCTCGTACCCAATCTCCGGGCTGGCTATCTTGTACGCCTGGCAGCCTATTTGCTCAAGTTTGTGCACGGCGCCGGCGGAAAATGGGGAGGATAATGCGACCAGCCCGAGTTCTTTGGCGCGGGCGAATATCGGGGCATGCCACTCCCATGGCAGCGCAGCCGTGCCGTATAGCTCGTGCAAATCACGGCCAGCCCACGGGCCGTGTTCCAGGTGCACCCCTGGAAACGCCATTTCGCCCGGGATGAATGTCTGTACCTTGATTGCATATGCGCCAGCTTTAGCGGCCGCTGCGACTATTGCCAGTGCCGTATCCAGCGAACCGTTGTGGGAGGCACCCATTTCTGCGATAAAGAACGGTCCGCTCATGACGCGTTTTCTGGAAGAAATTTATACGTGCACTGGATGAGTTTAACGCCGATTTTCCCGAACATCGCCTGTGACGCCTCATTTCCGGGGGCTATGTTGGCGAGATAATAATCCCGCGGATGAGCATGCATCAAAGCTACCACGGCCTTGATGCCGAATCCCTGCCTGCGAAAATGGGTATCTATCGTAACTCCCACCTCATTGGAACGTGTCAAATACACTGTCCCAACGACTACGCCACCCGCCTCAACCAGATACCACGCAGAATAGGGGTGTGAGTCCACGAACGCGCAGTGCCCGCCCCACGACGGCATTTCCTTGTGGCTTATGTTTGCTCCTTCCGGGCGCGACGCCAGTAGGTCGTACAAGACGCGCAAGGTGTTGTCATGTCCTCGGGAATCGTACACAGAAACCAATCTCGCGTTCACAATCGCACCTCCACGTCATGTTTCGAAAGATACTCCGCCGCCCCGCGCGGGGTGGCATCGGTCCATTGCAGCATGGCGCCGGATGCGCAGGCGTCGGCCCCGGCCAGGAATGCCTGGCGCATGTGGTCATACGTGCCGCACCCGCCGGCCGCGATCACCGGTATGTTGACTATATCGGCAATCTCGGCGATCAAATCCAAGTCATACCCAGTCAAAGTGCCATCCCGCACCACCGACGTCAGCAGTATCTCGCCAGCCCCAGCGCGTTCCATGAGCGCGGAGTATGCGTTGGGGCGGCGACGTACAATGGTTTTGCCACAGTTGATGACGGCCCTCTGATCCAGTACGTCCACTGCCACCACCACCGTGGACGACCCGAATCGAACCGCCGCGTCGTGGATCAGGCGGGGGTCCTCAATCGCGGCCGCGCCGATCAGCACCTTGTCCGCCCCGACCCGCAACAAAGCTTCGATGTCCCCCAAGGTGCGCACGCCCCCACCGACTGTGAGCGGGCAAAAGCAACCGGCTGATATGCGCTCAATCATGGCTAAATCGGGTCCGCGCCGCTCCGGGGTAGCACCTATGTCCACCAGCAGTATCTCATCGCAGCCACGCGCGCTATGGATGCGCACGGCTGCTTCGGCGACACCCACGGCGCGCCACGAATCGAACCCGACACCCTTGACCTGCAAGGGCCCCCGGCACAGTATGGACGGTATTATTCGTTTGGCTAGCATGGTTTAAGGATGGGGCGGTGATCCACTTCCTCGCCGAACAATCCCCAATTAGTGAAACTATCCATGGTCCCCCAATATGCCGCGTCGGTCGTGCCCAGCAATTGCGGGATCACAGACATATCCAGGCCAGCGTACTGGTCCGGGTAAATCCCGTCGTACTCCCCCAGCCAATCCAAAGCGTAGTCGCGCCCTATCAAACCGTGGCGAACGTCTACGGCCATCTGCGCGCCGCCACGTCCGAAACCATACTTACGGTACATGAGGTGGTCGTGCACCGCGGTAAATAGGTTATCCACATTCTCTAAATCCCACAGATTGGCCACACTAGGCTTGAACCCAACCATCCCCATGGAGCGGGCGACATAGATATTGCGCTGGGAATCCCATGGCACGAATTGTCCCAGAAAGTAGGTTTCAACCCTGCCCAGCGCGTCATCCTCCGGCAGCATATACGGGTGCATATCTGCGTGCGCAAGCCCCTCCATGCCCACAAAATCATTGGCGCGCAGTCCGAGAAGCCCACCGTATTCGTGCACCCATCTCCGCGTCATACGCCTTTCGTTTCCGCTACCCGGCGGACCGCCGTATTGATTTTGCGGATTCTCACCGTAGAACACCAGCGGGATGCCGAGCTGGGCGGCCACGCGAATAGGGGTGGAAAATATGGCGGCGTGCTCCGGCCATGATATGTCCCCGACCAGCTCGAAGCCCAACCTGCACAGCTTCAGGCGCGTGGCGATGTTCGGTACGACATTGTACGTGTCTGCATAGCGCGCCAGATTGTCTATGTTGCGCTGCCCAATCGGCGTGATGTAGTCGGTTCGTGCCGTGACTATTAGCGGCTTGGCGCCCATATCTAGCAACGTCCTAACCTGGAAATGGCTGTCCTTGCCACCGCTGCTGGCGACAATGCAGTCATAGCCGGATGAGTTTTTACCTCCCTCCAGAATACGCTCCAAATCCGCGCGGCGCTCGCTCCAGTCCACAGTCGCGCGCGCGTCGAACGAGGAACAGGCGCTGCACAGCCCCGAGTCGTTGAAATGAGTGTCGGGCCGGGTGTCGGGTAAGGTGCAGCGAATACAGCGTTTCATCGGCGGCGCTCCAATAGGAAAAAGGTGGTATCGTCCCCACCGGCACCGCCGTAGCTGAATCCGTAGTCCAGCAACTTAAATTCTGGGCACTGCTTAAGGAATAGGCCACAATAGTCATCAGCCCAGCAGGCTTGTATTTCGTCGTGGTAAGTTATCTCTCGCGTGGTTGGGGCATAGTACTCGGCCAACACGACATAACGCTTGGATGCATTACCTATTATCCCAAGCGCCCGCGGAATATTGTCCGGGTGTATATGGATTAGCAGGCCGCGCGTAATAACCAGGTCCGCGATGTCGGGCGGCTCGCCAAATATTGACCCGGTAATTGTGTAGAAACCCTGTGAACGGGCGTATGCGGCGGCACCTGGATTTATCTCTACGCCGTATCTGGCGCAACGCGGAATTATTTGCCCCAGCGCAATTAGATTGTCGCCCTTGCCACAACCAAACTCCAGCGCCGTATGCACTTCGTGGGTGGCGCAATCCCGCAACACTCGGCGCCAATACCCCACCCTGCTACCTGCTATAGGATTGCGTTCGTGGTAATCCGACCCGAATGACCCGCCCCATAACTCTTCCTGCTTATTATTTAACCTAGAATTCACCATATAAAAGCTCCGCACGTCGTTGTTTATTTGTTTGTTTGTTTGTTTGTTTCGATCCTCACCTGCCCCGGGGGCGGGCGCTACTACAGTGCCGCAGCTAATATAGCGTCGACCACCTCTCTGGCTATGTGCGGTTCGGGCTTTTTCTGGGCGCGAAGGTTGGTCATAACACGCCCGGCGCGCACCACCAGAGCGTTGTATTGGTTCTCGGACAACTTGCGCTGGGGTATCACCAATTGCACCTCATAACCGCATTCTCCGGCGGCCACGATCAGATTCTGGGCTATATGCACGGCTTGAGGCGGGGGTAGCACCAGCATGTCCACTCGCTGCTCCAGCTCCAGCACTATATCCCCGTCCCGCGTGTACATTTCAAGACGCATTTCACTCATGCTAAACCTCCGTCGAAAAGAGCAGTTCCTGTAGTTCCGAAATAGTGAGGCGTCTGACCAGGTCGCTGGTGATTCCATCCCGCATCCCCTCGTGGCGTTTTTCCCACGCGGGCAGGGTGCTGATAGCCATGTCCACGCCCATGGCCACCGCCAAATCACCAAGCCGGTAGGCCGGCAACCAATCGGGTATTCGCAACTCGCCGCCTTGCATGGTCAACAGTGCGCCCCACACCAATTCCACGGCTTCCTGCCGGAGCATCATAAAGCGCGTGCAGTTGGGGTCGGTTACCGGCACGCGGGTGCACCCTGAGGCGATCAAATCGCGCCAGCGAGGCACCACGCTGCCCTGGCTATCCCACACGTTGCCATACCGCACGGCGGCAAACATCAAGGATGGGTTGATATGGTTGGCGTTGAGTATCAGCGCCTCCGCCATGGCTTTACTATAACCATAGGGGCTGACAGGATTCCATGCCTTGTCCGACGATATGAGCAGCGTCTTGGGCACCCCCACGTCTAAAGCAGCCTCTACCACGTTCAGTGTGCCCAGCACGTTGGTCTTGACCATTTCGTCGGGGGCATAGTGCCCGACCTCGATACGCTTGAGCGCAGCGGCATGCACAACTGCGTCAACCCCGCGCATGGCACGTATCAGGCGCTCCTTGTCCCGCACGTCCCCGATGAAGAACCGCAGGCGATCACTATTGCTAAAGCGCTCCCGCATGGCGGCCTGCGCATGCTCCCCGCGGGAATACAGACAAATCCTTTCCACGTCGGTGTTGGCCAGCAGGTGGGCCACGAACGCGTTGGCAAACGTGCCTGAACCCCCAGTTATCAGGATTGAATGCATGCTACGCCTCACCAATGGGTATGTGTAGCACTGTAGCAGACAAAATAAAACTTTACAAGCTGCGCGTTTATATGTATCGTAGTAATACAGTATCAATTACCCAGGAGAATGAAATGGCATACACCAACTACAATGAAATTTATCGGGAAGAGTTTGCGGAGTACGTGGACCTGGCTGAGTGCGGGGAAAGCGATGACTGGGCAATGTGGGACGACAGAAACAACGCCAGCGCGCTGCTGTACCTATGGAAAACCCTCACCAACGCCGCCAGGAACCGCACCCCGGAGGATCAAGTAGGCTTGTGCCGCGACGCAATACGAAACTTGATAGTTTCGGCGGCGACAGGGCACGCCGCGGCGGTGGCAGACCTCCGGCAAGAAGTACTTGGTACAAACGATTAGTATATGTATTAGCGTAATACGGTAGCAATTTGCTACTTAATTCAGGAGACGATCATGAGTGCCGAATTATCGAACGAACAGATTTACAAAGCAGCCCCTTCAGTATTTGCAGCAGAACCCTGGCATCAGGTTAGTGACCGCTACCAGTTCGTTTCGACCTTACAAGTCGTGGAGAAGCTGCGCGCGGAAGGGTTGGTTCCGGTGAAAGCCCAGCAATCCCGGACCCGCATACCCGGCAAGTCTGATTTCACCAAACACCTGCTACGTTTTCGCCGGTCGGGGGACATCAACGCCGCGGTAGGTGATTTCATACCGGAGATTGTGCTGATAAACAGCCACGACCGCACTTCCAGCTACCAACTTATGGCGGGGATTTTCCGGGTAGTGTGCAACAACGGACTGGTGGCGGGGGACACGTTCGACTCGGTTAAGGTGCAGCACAGCGGCAGCGTGCTGAATGCCATGATCGAGGGGACGTGCCGGATTATCGAAGAGTTCCCGCAACTGGGGGATACCGTCAAGGAACTGCAAAGCGTGCAACTGAGCCCCCGGCAGCAGGTGGCTTACGCCAAGGCCGCGCTTGATCTTAGTGAGTCCAGCATCAAACTCACCCCGGACCAGATTCTGAGGCCCCGCCGTTGGGCCGACAATTCCAGCGATTTGTGGACCACGCTTAACCGCGTACAGGAAAACATGGTGCGGGGTGGGCTCCGCGGGGCGGCGCCGAATGGTCGGCGCATCCGCACCCGTGAGGTGGCCAGCGTGGACGGCAGCGTCAGGCTGAACAAGGCGCTGTGGACCTTGGCCGAAGAAATGGCCGTGCTACTCGGGGGTGATACGCTGGGCAGCGCCTGAACCTCTCAAAAGAACCAAAGCCCTACGCCACTGAAAGGTGGCGTTTCTTTTGGGCCCCAGCATCCTCAGCACGCCGCCACGGATCGATTTTAGGGGCCAAGACTGGGACGGAGCTATCGGGTGATGGTGTAAGTACACGGGGCCCCAAATTAATCGAAATATCGCCCATATCCGGTAGCAGGGGACTCAGCCGCAATACTGCGTTGGCGACGGTGACAAAAATGCATCGGCAACGGACCTGGACGGGAGCGATCCGCAGGCGGGCAAAAACGGCGCGGAAATGAGCAGCGCCACGAGTGCTTTTTGGGGGTGAAAATGAGCGGCGCCACGAGTGCTTTTTGGGGGTGAAAATCCCCCAGAAATTTGGCTGTTTTGAAACAGGTGCAACTGCAACAGATCGTTTTCAAAAGCATAATGTCTAATTTATATACCATAAAAAGATTAGAAAATGCACCAAAATGGTGCATGTAAGTTTGGTGTAAGGTAAAAATTTAATACTCTCACAAGAAATATTTATTAATATATCTGTTACATCTGTTACAGTACTTGATTATTAAAGAAAAATTGGTGAAACACATACAAATTTTATCTGTTACGTGAAACACATCATCTGTTTCAAAGTGCAACAGATAGGAAAACCCGTCTGATACACTTTTTCAGGCACAAATCAGACCGTTTTCCGGGCGGATTTCAGCCCCCATTTTCAGGCACAAATCAGACCGTTTTCCGGGCGGATTTCAGCCCCCATTTTCAGGCACGAATCAGACCAGTTTCGGGGTGAATTGCCTCCACTCCTCCCCCTTTCTGAGCTCCTCTTGCCAGCCTGTATTTGACACCCGACCCCAGACCTTGGGATTGCGCATGCACACCGCCCGTACCGGCCTGTCATCTTTCTGCCGTATCAAACGGCTGCCCAGCCCGGTAATCCTCTTCAGCGTCCTGCCTAGCGCCGTGCCGTTAGAACTGACGTCCTGCCACGTCTCCAGCCATTTCAGCGCGACCGGCATGGGCACGATATCTGCCCCCAGCCCGGGTATAGGCTCAGCCGCATCGTCGGCCACCAGGTCGGTTAGCGCCCTTTCCAGGTCCGAGTAAGACATCTCCACCATATCGGCCCTGGCAGCGGTCATAGGCGGCTGTTCCTGACCGTTGACGCCGCTGATATCCATGTTCAGCCACCTGTGCAGCACGTGGCCCATCCCCCCCGCATCCACCCACTCGTTCACCACCCGCAGCAGGCCCGGTTTGCGCACCGTCGGCGTCTCGATCACCAGATAGCGGCGATCAACGCTGTCTATGTGGTAGGCGTCCGGGTGATTGCTTGTG